TTACTCATTTCCTAAATCCTCCAATAAATCTATCATAAGCATCACATCGTGTGGGCGGAAAATCGGCTCTATCTCCTTTTCTTGCCAATCTTCGGGATATGGTGAATTTGTCTCCAAAGCATCCAATATGCCGTTACGAAGTTCAGGGTAGATAGCAATAAGTTCATTCGCTTTTTTCTCGTTGAAATAATTAGCATATCTTATACCATCTTTAAGGATTTGTCTCATCTTAACTATTTCCCCCTTATCTCTATAAATTCTGAATAAGTGGGTAAAAGCAGCCGTAGATCGCATTTCTGTATCTATGTATTCAATGCTTTTTTCATACGCCTCTATCGCTTCGTCGATCCTGCCTTCATTTTCAAGAAAATAACCTCTTGAGAAGAATGAAATGCTTCGTTTGTCCCGTTCTGTTTTCATTTCATTGTGTTCATTCTAATACTCAATTTTACTAAGGCCATAGCTCTCACAGAAGACAATGGAAAATCTTTTGGTTGATGGTTTTGATTGTAACTTACAAGTTTTATCCAGTCTTCACCTTTTTCTGAATGCTGGACGTATTTTACAGTTAAGTATTCATCTCCATCCAGATCTATTGACACAAGGTACATTTCTCCAAAAAAGATATGGCTCATTTCTAAAGGTACCTCCTTATATGCTACGATGTCACCAGATTTAAGTAATGGATACATGGAATCCCCTTTGACATAAACAGCTCCATCGCATTTAGGGATATTTGGAATATTGATTTGTCCAAGGATATTCTGGTCTTTGTTATCGAAGAGGGATTTCAAGTTTGCAGCAGCTTCAACATCATAAAGGGTTATCAATCCATCTTCCTCTGTTTTTTCTATGCTCTTTGGGTGAAATATTTGAGTAACTTCCGGTTGATGGCGCAAAGGTGTTCCACGACCTGTTAAGATATAATTAGCATCTACATCAGAGTATTTACTAAGGAATGGCATTAAGATTTTTGTAGAAACTTCATTCGTTTCACCATTTCTCAATTTGACCATCATGTTTTTTGTAATACCCTCAACATCTGTGTAAACCCTGTAGTCGGTTAGATTGAGAGCTTCCATGGTTTCATAAAACCGTTCTTTTACAGAATTTCCCATAATAGTTGCAATTTTATTTGATAGTATCTAAAAGATACTACCTTTGTATCTGTAACAAGTACGAGGTGTTACAGGAACAATTGGTTAAACATTCCTCCGAGGAGGTTTAATATATGCACCCATGATAGCTCGTACCTATTGTGGGTGTTTAATTTTATATGAGAGAAGAACTAGAGAAAATCATCCCCGAGTATATGTTACGAGGCGAAATTTTACTTGCCCTTGACTCTTTGATATATGATGGCGTTGATGAAGAACTAATTAAACGAGCCTTTTCAAGATTTCATAAGTTAGACGGTGTAATAAAGAAAAGAGTTCATCAAGCAATTGAGGCTTACGCTCGTCGGGTAGAGAGGAAAGATAATGAATAAAGTCTTCAACCTCTTCTATTTTGACACGTTCACTTAACTGCATTATTAAGCCATCTGTTATAACATTGTTATTTTTCTTTATAAACCCTATTAAAGCTTGCGTTATATAGCTTTGTGCCAACATTTTTGCTATACTATTTTCGTTTTTTATACGACAGAACTCTTTAAACATAACAACTAAAGAATCTGGGATTTCATTTGCGGTAAAAGCATTTAACACTTCAGCCGAATCAATCATTTCCATCCGCAAAATTAGTTTTGTATTCTCATTTGACTGCTGTATCTGTTTTTCTAACAGCCCTTTTAATTTGTATATTTCTCCCCTTGTATTTTTGATGTCAATTACAGTATATATATTCCATCCCAATATTACTGTTACTAATAACGATAACACTCCAACTAATACACCTTGATAATCAAAAGATAGTTCAGGTGAACGCCAAGCTGATATACAAATGCTTGTAATACTTAGGACTAGTGCAGTAATACCAATCCATATTGAAATTTCTTTCTTCATATAATAATGTATTAAGAAATCTGATAGTTAAATAATGTTATATAGTATCTAAAAAGAGACTATTTGTTTTGTTGGTTTCTTTTTAGATACTATATTTGCATATCGAAACTTTGATACGAAACAAATATAGTAAAAAACAACTAACCCACACGATTATGAGTACAAAAATTAAAAACCAATTAAAAGAAGTCATGCTTATGGCGTGGACTTTTGTAAAACGCAATGGTTTTTCTATGAGTGAAGCGTTGAAATGCGCTTGGGCAAACATGAAGCTGAAAGCTGCAATGAAGCAAAGAATAGTAAAGTTCTACTTCACGAAGGTGGATGGTTCTGTAAGAGAAGCCTACGGCACATTGAAAGAAAACCTGATCCCCGCCACAAATGGTGACAACAGAAAAAAGAATGATACCGTCCAAGTGTACTTCGACACAGAGAGACAAGAATACAGATGCTACAAGAAAGCTAACCTTTTAAATATCGCATGACTATGACACGCTACGAAATCGAACGAGAACTTGACAGCCTTTACAAGGACTTGAATATCGCCCATAATGCCGACGAACAGACCGTTTGCAGAGTGTTCAATACCGACACAAAGAACGAGGCCATCCGAGCAATAACGGCCGAGATAGACAGCTATGAAACTCTTCTCGACGAGATATACCCAAGCAAGCATGTGAACTACGAGCGGACAGCCAGCGAACCTTACCTATGCTGGTAACAAATACACCCTGCTGACGGATTGAACGGCAGCCGGCAGCGAGAGCCGGGCAGGGTTCTACTTGATTGGTTCTTTGACATGATGGAAATTTTAGGTGTACTGCTACACCTGACGCAAAAGGGGTTCGACTGAGTAGCGATAGCGGCACGGTGAAAAGGATGCGAGTAAGGGACTGACAAGAAGCAAACGCAGCGCATTAATCACCGCGAGAACAAAAACGACTTATACGATTGCAGGTGGCCGTAGGTCGGCTACAAAGACAATCTTAACTGATTAGACACCAGCAAGAACTATATATATCCCGCAGGCCTACCGGCCTTGTAACCCAACAAAGCGAAAGGCATAGACATCGGAACTGGGGCGGGAACTCACCAGAAACCGAAAACCGCAGCAAAGGTCAGTGCTACATGCCTTGCCAAAAGCCGCGGGGGACGCGAAGTGCGCACCGCCATCCCCTTACCCTCGCAAGGGCGGTTTTCTTAATCATTAATCAACATGAAAGCAAAGATATTATCCACCATCATGGCTGTGTCATTTATTGTATGCGCAGTCACCATTGCTGACCTCAGCATCCTGTTTTGGATGTCCCTAACCATTTTCTCCTTCTCGTGCCTGTATGCCAGCAGACACGAGAAATCTCTATCCGCCGAACTGGACGATCTTTTCGGCAAGGATGACGAACTCAGATGAATTTAGTGTGAAATCCAAGGTGTGTGGTCTGTGAAGATAATACACACCAAAAAGGGTGATTAGCTCAGTCAGGTAGAGCGGCGCAGAAGGTTTTTGTGTGTTTCTCATAGTTTATAAGGTTAATTATTGCGCAGGTCACGGCGTTCAAGTCCCGTATCACCCACTCTATTTTAAAACCCAACAGATATGATTAGAGAAATTGCAGTAGATGAAAATTATCAAACGGTACGTCTGTTTGACAGCATCGAGAAGGGGGACATTTACAAAGTCCCCTACGACAAGAAGAGACACAACGGTATCAAGCTGGAGGCTTCGCGCCGCAACCGAGACCTTCGCTTGATGGGTAAACTAAAGAACAAGATGGATGTGAAATACCGCGTGTCGGCCACTGAATATCCGGGCTACACTTCCATCATGTGTATCAAGTAAAGGAGGCGCCTATGGTAAACGAAGATGTTTTGAAAATCGTCCTCAACGACAAGACCTTTGGTCGTGACCAGGCTGCCGACATCGTGGGAGGCCTATCCCGTCTGATGAAGCTGGTGGGCAAAGGGCTTATCAGAGCCGAGAAACGGACGAACAAGCAGAACGGGAAATGGTTCTGTAATGCTTGGGATGTGATTAAATGGGCTAAATTAAAATGATATGGAAGATAATGAAATATGGAAAGACATACCTTTTCTCAAAGGATATTATCAAGCTAGTAATATAGGGAGGATAAAATCTTTAAAAAGAGAAAAGGTTGTAAACCAATACTCTAGCGAAACTGTCCTGAAACAGAGAAAAGGACGAGATGGTTATATGATAGTAAATATATCTGTCGATAATAAGAGTAAAACATATAAAGTCCACCGTTTAGTTGCTGCTGCATTTCTTGAGAATCCCCAAAATCTCCCACAAGTAAATCATAAAGACGAAAATAAGATGAACAATGTGGTATCAAACTTGGAGTGGTGCAGTAGTAAGTATAACAATAATTATGGAACTAGAATAAAGCGCATAGTAGAAACTCGTGATAATTCTGAAAGCAGGCATCGAATGGTGGTAGAGCAATATACCCTAGAAGGAGAATTTATCAATAGGTTCACTAGTATGTGTGAGGCATCAGCGAAAACTGGTGTCCATCAAGGTTCGATAAGTAGTGCTTTAAAGAAAAAGAGAAAATATGCAGGTGGTTTTATATGGAAACATGCACAATTGAAGTATTGATTAACTAAAAAGATAGCGTTATGAGTTTGATTAAGAAATCCAATGAATTAGTAATTCCTTCCACCGTAAAGATGATGATCTACGGACAGGCAGGTATGGGTAAGACAACCGTAGCTTTGAGCGCACCGAAACCGCTGCTGCTCGACTTCGACAACGGCGTGAAACGTGTCAACATGGCACATCTGGACGGCATAGACATCGTACAAGTAAGCTCATGGCAGGACGTACAACAGGTTTTGCAGGAAGATCTTTCGACCTACCAAACCATTGTAGTGGACACCATCGGCAAGATGATGGATTTCATCATTTCCTATAAATGTGGAACACGCCAGCCGCAGATTAAGGATTGGGGTGGTATCAATGCCGAGTTTTCATGGATGACACGTGCACTTTCATCCCTGAACAAGAACGTGGTATTCGTCGCCCACCGTGATACCCGCAAAGAAGGTGACGACACAGTGTTCATTCCCGCCCTACGTGAAAAGTCGTACAACTCCATCGTAACCGAACTCGACCTGTTGGGCTATCTGGAAATGCGTAACGAGAACGGCGTACAGAAACGCACAATCACCTTCGACCCAACATCTCGAAATGACGGGAAAAACACCTGTAATCTGCCGGGGCTGATGCAGGTGCCAACCATTCTTGACCGCAACGGAAATCCTACAGCAAAAAATGACTTTATCACTTCCAAAGTGATTGTGCCTTACCTGAACATGTTGCAGGTGAAGAAAGAAGAAGCCGCTAAATACGATAAGATAATAGCCGAAATCAAAGAGAACATCGAGTTTATCACCGACGCAAATTCTGCCAACGAGTTTGCTTCACGTATCAACGAGTTCGAGCATGTTGGAAGCTCATTAAATATGGCCAGAAAGCTGTTTGCAGTCAAGGTAAATGCCCTCGGACTGGTGTACGACCCAAAATCCAAGACCTATGCAGACAAAGCAGCCTAAGTTCAAGTTTTATGCAACGCTTCTCGATGCCTTTACCGGGTATCTGAGAAGTGATGCTATCTACGAAAGGTATTGGGGATTTTCGGAAAATCCTCCGCATACTCCTGAAGAGTTCAAGGAGCAGCAGTTTCAAAGCCTGATTGATACGATCAACCGTGCACCGTTCGACAACGAGGCCGCAGACAAGGGCACGGCATTCAACGAAGTGGTGGACTGCCTGATTGAAAACCGCACTTCGGACAAGGTGCAGGTGGAAAGGCTGTTGTCTGACATGCCGGACGGCAGGCAAGTCGTAACAGGACTACGTGCGACATACAACTGCAGACAGTTCGACTTTCCTCTCTCCATTTGCCGCGAGTTTGCCGACTACTACAAAGGTGCCTTGACCCAGCAACGGGTTGAAGCAATCCTGCCTACTTGTTTCGGTGACGTGCTTGTCTACGGAGTAATCGACGAACTGATGCCGATGTCCGTTCACGACATCAAGACAACAGGCAGTTATTATGTAGGCAAGTTCAAAGACCACTGGCAACATATAGTTTACCCCTATTGCCTGATGCAGAACGGCAGTGATGTAAGGTTGTTCGAGTACAACATCACAGACTTTAGAGCAACCTATACAGAAAGTTACACTTTCGTTCCCGGACGGGATATACCTATCCTGACCAACCATTGTGAGGATTTTATCCGGTTCTTGAACGACAACAAAGAATTGATAACCGATAAAAAGATTTTTGCTGAAGATGCCTAACCAAGTTACCGGACGGATGCTGGCCATCGGCCAAACCGTCCAAATACCATCCAAAACAGGCGGAGACCCGTTTCTGAAACGTGAATTTCTGCTTGATGCAACGACTTATGACCCCTACACGGGCGAACGTAGTCAATATGAGAATATCCTGCCGCTGGAGGTCAGCGGTGACAAGTGTGCCGAACTCGACCACTTCTGCATAGGCGATGTAGTGACCGTTTCTTTCGCTCTCCAAGGTCGGCAATGGCAGACACAGGACGGCGAACTGAAACGTATGACCTCTATCCGCTGTTACAAGCTTGAAGGCCGGACACCAACACAGGCCGCAACGCCCCACCCCGCCCCTCAACCTTCGGCACCGGCAGCCGCCCCGCCACAAAACTTCCCGCCACACGTCGATGCGGCGGGCAACCCCAAGGACGACTTACCTTTTTAAACCATGAGCATTTTCAATCTCCAGAACGAATACGACATACCCAAGTTCAAAGCCTACGTCAACAAACTTTTTCAGGAACGGGCAGTGGTCGAAGTGAAGAAGAAACTTCCCAACCGCACGCTCGCCCAGAACAGCTACCTACACCTGCTACTCGGTTTCTTTGGGAGCCAGTACGGGTGCAGCCTCGAAGAAGCCAAGATAGACTTCTATAAACGAACCTGTAATCGAGACCTCTTCGAGCGTAAGACGATCAACAAAATGGGACGTGAAGTGACCTATCTGCGAAGTTCGGCAGAGCTGACAACCGGTGAAATGACTTTGAGTATTGACCGTTTCCGAAACTGGAGCGCATCCGTGGCCGGCATCTACCTGCCTGCCGCCAACGAACAACAAATGCTGGTATATGCACAGCAGGAAATCGAACGTAATAACGAATTTATATAGCCATGAAAGACTTATTCGGGAATGATATGAACGCCTCAAAAATTTATAGGCGTGACAGCTTCGGACGGTTTGCAGATGAACGAACCGCAAAATATGAACGAGCGGTCAAAGAGGCCGGCATGTACAAGCAAATGTATCTCGCTGCTCAATCCCGTATGAGAGGTTTGGCTAAAATATTGAGAATGAAAGATGAACTAATTTTTAAACTAAAAAACAATGGATAAATTCTTAGGACAAGAAATCCCCGAACAAGAAAGGTGGAAGTTTCTTCAGGACAACGCTGACGCGGTAGAGAAAATCGGATATACACACCGATTTACACCCGAAGAACTAGCTCAGAAGAAAGAAACATTGGCCGAGGTTTCAATAACAATCAACGATGTTGAGATGGAGAAAAAGCAGGCCATGGAAGACTTCAAAGAAAGATTAAAACCTCTGACTGAAGCAAAACACGAACTTTTGGATCATATCAAAAGAGGTTCGGAGTTCGTAGAAAATGAAGAATGCGTCAAAATCCTCTACCACGAAGAGAAGATGGCCGGATACTACAACCGTTTAGGTGAGCTTGTTTATAGCCGCCCCATCATGCCGCAAGAAATGCAAAAGACAATATTCAATATCAACCGTAAAACTGGAACAGACGATTAATTATGAGTGAAAACAAAATTAATTTGGTAGTACCGAAAGATTACAACGGTACACCTATCGAAGTAGTTCTAAGAGAAGGAAAGGCATCCGTAGCACTTGACCCAAAAGAACCTGAAAGAGTAGTTATCAATGGAACGATAGATGCACCTTTCAAATGGCTGGAGAAGCGTGTCGAATTGATTAATCAGAAATCGACCCACATCATCGTAAACCGTGATAAGATGTATCTGTCTTTGACTATTGATGAAACCAATTATTACCAGACGGTAATTGAAGGAGTTTTGCAGGCTTCAAAGGAAATGCTGGAGTTCGGTATCAATACCGATAAGAAGTGGGAACCCATCAAACTGTCCCAGTTCTTCAAGATGCACCGTGCTTTCTTCAAGGACAAATCGGAGAACATGATCCTCGTTTCCACGCTGAAAAACTTCAAAGCCAAAGTGAACCAAGACATCGAGCGTAGTAAAGAGGAGAATGGAAGCAAGACGGACAACTATTCTCAAGTGGTTGATTCCAATCTGCCCAAATCGTTCAAACTGAATATTCCTCTTTTCAAAGGATTCACCTGTGAAGAAATCGAGGTCGAGATTTATGCCGATGTAGATGGACGGGAAGTTTCTCTCTCTTTGGTTTCTGCTGGTGCAAATGAGGCCATTGAAGAATACAAAAACAAGGTGATTGACGAACAGATTGAAGCAATCAAAGGCGTTGCACCTGACATCGTAATAATCGAAGTGTAACTGACAGCCCGGAAAGACGGGCATCTGGTATCGTGGCGGAATTGGTAAACGCGTCTCAAAATGAGATGGCATAAGGTTGAGAGTGGCCATGTTAAAGCCTTTGTAAGTCCTTGCAGGTTCGACTCCTGCCGGTACCACAAACTAAAAACATGAATTATGCCGTATTATATCAAGAAACCTAAAAAGAAGAAAGAAAAGCCTTTGCCGTTATTCGACAAGGCAGGTATCAAAGTAAAGAAAAAGCCGGATTTAGTGGCCAAACTCGACAAAGTTTTCAGCCGCTATATCCGGCTTCGTGATTGTATGCCGAACGGATATTTCCGCTGTATCTCATGCGGTCAGATAAAGCCATACGCACAGGCAGATTGCGGACACTTCCATTCGCGCCGACACATGGCCACACGCTTTGACGAGGATAATGCCCATGCTGAATGTAGGTCGTGCAACCGCTTCAGCGCCGACCATCTGATACGATACGAAGCAAACCTGAAGGCTAAGATCGGCCAGCAACGTTTCGATAAACTGGCGTGGAAAGCTGGGCAGACTCGAAGATATGCCGATTTTGAATTAATCGAACTCACCAAGTATTATAAGGCTTTGGGTGATAAACTTGCTAAAGAAAAAGGACTATGACATATAAGCTACGTGACTACCAACAACAAGCCAGTGATGCCGCCATCCGTTTCTTCAGTGATAAGACTAAAAAGCGAAACGCAATCGAGGTACTCCCCACTGGTGCTGGAAAGAGTTTAGTAATAGCCGATATTGCCAGTCGGCTTGAAGGGCATACACTGGTATTTCAGCCCAGCAAGGAGATACTTGAACAGAACTACATGAAGCTATGTTCGTATGGAGTTTTAGACTGTTCCATCTACTCTGCATCATTCGGACGCAAGGAAATTTCTAGGGTAACCTTCGCTACAATAGGGAGCGTAAAGAATCACCCCGAACTCTTTCAGCACTTCCGCAACATCATCATCGACGAATGTCACCTTGTCAATCCCAAAGAAGGCATGTACAAGGAATTTCTTACGATGTTACGCTGCAAGGTGCTGGGATTAACGGCGACACCTTACCGCCTCTGTTCGAGCCGCGATTTCGGATCGATGCTAAAATTCATCACCCGCACCCGACCTTGTGTCTTCTCCTACGTCATCTACCAGGTACAGATTTCTACACTTCTAGATATGGGTTATCTTTCAAAGCTCAATTACTATCCAATGAACCCCGTGGGCTGGAATGAACTCAACTTGAAATCTAACACAACCGGAGCCGACTATACGGACAAATCTGTCATAAAGGAATACGAACGCATCGACTTTTACGGTTTTCTAGTAAGCGTTGTCCGCCGCCTATTAAATCCCAAGGTGGGTGGCAAGCGCAAGGGGATACTGGTTTTTACCCGATTCTTGAAAGAAGCCGAACAACTCACCAAATCCATTCCTGGTACAGCCATCGTCAGCGGCGACACACCAAAGGCCACCCGCGAAATGATTCTCCGGCAGTTCAAGGCGGGGAAAATTCCTGTGGTGGCAAACGTCGGTGTACTCACCACTGGATTTGATTACCCAGAACTTGATACTATCGTTATGGCCCGACCAACGATGTCGCTCGCTCTGTGGTATCAGATAGTAGGCCGCGCCATCCGCCCGCACCCCAGTAAGGAAGCAGGCTGGATTGTTGATCTCTGTGGCAACATCAAACGCTTCGGAGAAATAAAAGACCTCCGTCTCGTGGACGGCGGCAACGGGAAATGGGCCGTCTATTCCAAGGGGCGGCAACTGACTAACGTAAGATTCTAAAACTATGGATGAAGGTTTTTTGAGGCTAAGCCGCAGGTTTTTCTCGAATAGAATGTGGAAAGTAGCCCGGGAGTTTTCGGAGTGCGAAGCGTGGCTCGACTTGATTCAGTCAGCACGATTTGATGCAACCGACAAGGCATACAGCGAACTCATCGGAGGTCGAGAAATCTCTTACTCAAGAGGTCAATATCCGGCATCAATATCGTTTTTGATGAAACGTTGGAAATGGTCTGAAAAGAAGGTTCGATACTTTCTCTCTAAGCTAAAAAAAGAAGGAATGATTACCACCAACAACCTGCAAGGAATGAATGTAATAACCTTATGTAATTACGATGAGTACAACCCGCCAAAGGGCAGGGATAAGGGCGAATGTAAGGGCATAGATAACGAGCTGGAAATAAGCGAGTTGAAACGTGCTTTGGGCGAAATAAGGGCAGAGCTAAGGGCAACCAACGAAAAATTGGGGCAAGCAAAGGGCAATAAGAAGAAGAAAGTAGAAGAAAATAATAATCCCCCCACACCCCCCGAGGGGGAGGGTATAAACAAAAACGCTCGTCTAGCTTTTGAGGAATATTATAGACAAGTTTTCGGAAACGAATATTATTGGACAGCCAAAGATGCTGGAGCAATGTCCCAATTACTTCAAAAATTGCGTTTCCAGCGAGAGCAGAAACAGATGGATGTATCCGATGAATCAGTCCTATATGCCCTACGCTACTTGCTATCTTCAATCAGAGAAGGATGGATATTCGAGAATTTCAGTGTGACTAACATCAATTCAAAGTTTAACGAGATTGTATCACAGGCCAAGTCCAAATATCAAAAGAAACCTGCCTCAGGCATGATACTCACCGACAACTCAACCGAGAAATATAACACTCCTGAAGAACGAAAATGGGAAGAACGATGGAAGCAATAGATTTCAAGTCAACCCTCGACAGCCTGCGAGAAGTGGGCTTCAACCCCATGCCAAACCAGGTGCATATCACCGTTCCAGACGCCAAGGATGTACTTTGGCGCGGACTAAACTACTTCACCGGCGGAAAAGCCCAGTGGCTCACCGAATACGATCAGATAGTCCAGTGGCTCACCGACAACCGTGGAAGGGGGCTATTATGTCACGGAAACTGCGGGCGCGGCAAGTCGCTCATCTGCTGGAAAATTATCCCGCTGCTGCTCAATCACTACTGCCGCAAAGTAGTATCCTGCTACGACGCCCAGCAGATGAACGCAGACCTTGACACCGTGAAACAGAAGCACATCCTCTACATCGACGACGTGGGCACAGAGAGCATGGCCGTCAAGTACGGCGAACGCCGCCTTGCTTTCTGCGAAATTGTGGACGAAGCTGAGAAGCGCGGAAAGCTACTTATGCTCACAACCAACCTCTCACTGGAAGAAATCTCCCAGAAATACGGCGAACGCACGATGGACAGGCTGGTTGCCATCACCCGCCGAGTCAAGTTTGAAGGAAATAGCCTGCGAAGATGAGCCTCACTATTTGCTGGACGGCAAAAGGCCGTCAAAAGGATTGCTACGAAAGCATCCGGGAAAAATTTGGTATTTCCTCCTACATGAGTGTAAACCACGAAACGTCCTGCGACATTCGCGAAGAAGACATGGAAATGCTCAGAGAATGTGAACGAAGAGGATTTTTGAAGATACGATTTAAAGACAAACGATTATGAGACCCAAGAAAACATTGATAGAAGCCGCGGAGAAAGACGGCTCTATGGCCCGTTTGAACCAACTGCTATCCGCCTCACAAATTCTATTGTGTGAAGCAAACAATCTGGTAGAAGAAGCCTCCGATCTGATGAAGGAACGAGGCCTAATGCTGGGAACAATCAAGCAACTACATACACGATTTGTGCAATCTGCAGATGCTTATTTCAAGGAATTTTCCTCAATGGTTACGACCGACAAATCAAAGATGGACATGTTCAACGACATTGACAGCTTCGATGCCTACTTCAGAAAGTGGGCAAAGACACCAAAGGGATGGGAACCGAATAAAGAAAATTGAAAATGAAACCTTATAAAGATTTTCTTAAAAGCAAAATAAAGTTGGCTGAGAACTACGGATTTTCTGTCAATATGGAAGAGATCAATCCACGGATGAAGCCACACAACAGGCTGATGGTAAAGTGGATGGTGGAAGGCGGAAAACGTGCTTGTTTCGCTTCATTCGGACTGCACAAGACCGTAACCCAATTAGAGGCTGTAAGACTTACGTTGTACAAGTTAGGGCATGGCAGCGGATTGATAGTATGTCCACTTTCTGTTCGTCAGGAATTTGTGGAAGATGCACGTAACATCCTCGGATGGGAAGAAAACCTGTTACCTAAGTTCATCCGTCGCCCGGAAGAAATGAAAGGTGATGGTATTTATCTGACCAACTACGAAAGCATCCGTGATGGGAAACTCGACCCATCTTTATTTGAAGTGGCCAGTCTGGACGAGGCATCAGTGCTACGAGGACTTGGCGGAACAAAAACATTCCGAGAATTTATGAAGCTGTTCACGGGTGACGCCGGGCCGATGCAGGTACGCCGAGGTGCTGAACGAATTAAATTCCGTTTTGTCGCAACGGCCACTCCTTCCCCCAACGAATATATAGAATTGTTAGCATACGCAGACTTCTTAGGTATCATGGATGTTTCACAGGCAAAGACACGCTTCTTCAAGAGAGACAGCACACACGCGGACAACCTGACGCTACATCCACATAAGGAAGAAGAGTTTTGGTTGTGGGTGTCATCGTGGGCGTTGTTTGTCAACCAACCATCGGACATTACCGGGAACGCGGCAGACGATGAGGGGTATATTCTTCCTGAACTTGATTTACATTGGCATGAGATACCATCCGACCACAGCAAGGCACAAGTTGAGAAGGACGGGCAGATGCAGATGTTCAAGATGGACGCGTTGGGCCTACAGCAATCGGCCAAGGAGAAAAGGGAAAGCCTGCAAGACCGTATCGACAAGATGATGGAGCTGAGAAACGAAGATCCTGATGCACACCGTATCATCTGGCATGACCTGGAGAGTGAACGACATGCCATCGAGAAAGCCATACCGGGAATAACTTCCATATATGGCTCGCAAGACTACGAGAAACGGGAAAAGAACATTCTCGATTTCTCATACGGACGTGTTCAGGAGTTGGCAGCAAAACCTGTTATCGCCGGTTCGGGATGTAACTTCCAGCGTTATTGCCACTGGGCCATCTATCTGGGTATCGGATACAAGTTCAACGACTTCATACAGTCCATACACCGCCTACAACGGTTCCTGCAAACAGAAGTCGTAAGGGTGGACTTGATATATACCGAAGCCGAGCGGAACATCCGTAAGGCTCTTGAAAAGAAATGGGCAAATCATAATAAACTCGTACAGAAAATGACTGAAATCATAAAGAAATATGGTCTTTCGCACGCAGAAATGGCCGCACAATTATCCCGTAAGATGGGAGTAGAAAGAGTGGAAATCGAAGGGAACCGTTATCGCATCGTGAATAACGACAACGTTCCAGAACTTGGGAACCAAGACAAATACCCGGATAACTCTGTGGGGCTTATCCTGACATCCATCCCGTTCTCAACGCAATACGAATATTCGCCGAACTATGCAGACTTCGGCCACTCGGAGAGTAACGAAGAGTTCTTTCAACAGATGGACTATCTCACCCCCAATCTCTTCCGAGTTCTCCAGCCTGGACGTATTGCCGCCATCCATGTAAAGGATAGGATTGTACCGATGGGCTTGTCTGGTATGGGATGCCAGACGGTTTATCCGTTCCACCTCGATACCATCCTTCACTTTCAGAAACATGGTTTTGCCTACATCGGCATGAAAACTATCGTAACGGATGTGGTTAGGGAAAACAATCAGACCTACCGCCTCGGTTGGACAGAACAATGCAAGGACGGTACCAAGATGGGCGTAGGAATGCCGGAATATCTTCTGCTGTTCAGAAAGCCGCAGACCGACCGGACAAACGCCTATGCAGACAATCCTGTTGTGAAGGACAAGAAAGAATGGAAAGGAACCCACTGGAGCAAGCAGGACGGTTACAGCCGTGCTCGTTGGCAACTTGATGCAGCGGGATTTACCCGTAGCAGCGGAAACAGGGGTATCACTCCTGAAGAACTGGCCGCTCTGAAGCCTGACCAAATATTTCAAGTGTTCAAGAACTATTCACTGAACGAGATATGGGATTTCGACTATGTAGTTCGAGTGGCAGAGACGCTGGAAATGCGCGGCAAGCTTCCTTCCGGCTTTATGCTGTTGCAGCCACAAAGCTGGAGCGATGAAGTCTGGACGGACATCACCCGGATGCTGACACTGAACGGCTCACAATGGAGTAAGGGGAAGGAGATGCACCTCTGCCCGATGCAGTTTGACATTGCCGACCGCGTTATCGAGCAGATGAGCAATCCGGGCGATATAGTCCTCGACCCGTTCGGCGGTCTGATGACCGTACCATACAGGGCTATTATGAAAGGCCGCATTGGTTGGGGCGTAGAACTGAACCCGCAATACTTCCTTGATGGTGCGGTTTATTGCCGTTCAGCAGAAGCGGAAGTATTGGCGCCTTCATTATTTGATTTGCTGGAAGTGGTGTAATTGGCCCCAATTCGGGGCCAATTCCTTATCCTGCAAAATGTGTTATGATGTCATATAGGTCTTTTATAATACCTACAATTGGATAGCCATTAAGCTGTTCTTGATACATGAAATACTTAACCCTTACAGAAGCTTTTTTAATGAAATCTTTAACTTTCATAATCAGCAAGCCCTCGGTTATATTAGCGAGCCAACATGGCACACTTCACCCAAAAAGCTTGTTTCGCTTCTGCTTCTGCGAAGCTACAAAGGGGATTTCAAATAAAAAAGGACATATTTATAAGCATCTGAAAAACAGAGCAATAAAGATTTTGAGCAAAAAATACCACTTTTTTGCGTAGAATGAATCTAAATAAAAACGTAATTGATTAATTAACGATTGAACTATATTTATGGAACTGAATACAACAAAAGAAGACATGCTTGAGCGGTTCAAGCTCTACGGTGAGATTTACTGTACGCTGGCTACTATGCCGGGTAATGACTACATGGATGATGTTCGCATAGATGTGGACGAGATATGTGACGTATTGGATATTGATGAAGATGATATGGTCTTTAACTTCGGTGATGAAAGCGGAAGGTTGGACTTCATCGAAATTGAAGATGATATGATGACCGTATGGTATTATGGATTTTCGGATGGGTATAACAGAGGATGGACCATTATCCACTTCCCAACCGATACTATCCGTAAGTTGAAGGATCTGCTGGAAAGATATGTTAAAGCATTAAAGGAGGAATAGGTATGAAAAAGGAGGATATTGAAAAGGCGGCTGTGAATTACGATTCAAGGGCTGTCGTATTTCGAGCTTTTAAAGAAGGTGTTGAATGGTTTAGAAAGTCTTTATTCCACAAGACAAAAGACGAGGTACCGCAACCAATCGGTGATTATGCAAATGAGATCTATCCACAAATACCCTGTCTTGTCAAAGGCCATCTGGCTACCGGATATGGTTATGGAGTCAGGTATTGGAACGTGAAATGTCAAGTGTGGGACGACGAAGAATGTGATGATTACGAATGCGACAAGGAAGCCGTAGAGGAATGGGCCTATATGGATGACTTAATACCAGATACGGAGGATTGACGCATGAAAAAGATACTGAACATCATCAACCAAATACTTAGTGTGATAGCCTACGGTTCAGGAATGACCTTGGTTGTGATAGGGCTGTCTTCTGGGTTTAGTGTGCTTGAGCTGGTATTGATAGCAACATGTACGGCCATTCTGAACATTGGTTTGTCCAATACATTGAAAAACCTTGAAGAAGATTAAGAGCTATTTAAGAACAAATTAAGAGCTATTTTAAGAGCAAAATAAGGAGGAAAGTAATATGAAAATCTACAAAATGTTGGTTTGGAAATACATCGGAGCCTACGGACAAAGGCAAGCTGAAGAAGCTTACCAATGGCTCATGCAGGCTCCGGTATGGAAAAGACCTTTAAGATTGTGGTGCATCAAACATTGTTGTGCATCATACTACAAGGATGTGTATTCTTGGATCAGTAACGAATCAACGCCATAACATCTTCATATGGCATAGCTGTTTCCACATACTGATAGGCGAAATTGTTAAATCCCTGTACTGCTATTTTAATAGTTGTTCCTGAGACATTCTTACGCAGAATCTTGGCATCAACTTCAAAAATATAATCCACGTTTAAGGATATAACATCCCCGTTTAAGTCTTTAATCTCAATAAATTTAGTCATAATAATTAAGTTTTAGAATTTGACAGAACAAAAGTAAGAACAAAAAGGGGCATATCCAATACTTGTAATGATAAGTTTAGAATTTGACACTTTACTCTTTTCATTCGGATATGTCCCTTCATTAAAAACACAATTTATGAAAGCCATATCCATCAGACAGCCGTGGGCAAGCCTAATCGCTCACGGCATCAAAGACATTGAAAACCGGACATGGAAGTGCCCTCAGAAGTACATCGGACAAAGGGTGCTTATTCATGCAAGTGCCAACGTTGGATTTGGCCGCATCGTAAATGAAGTGGCAATATTTAAGCTTTATATTCAAAAGCTTGGAATAGAATGCAAATTAATACCACATGGAGCTATTATCGGCAGCGTAATCATAGCCGACTGCGTTCAAAACCATCCTTCAGTTTGGGCGGAGAAAGGTTGCTGGAACTGGGTACTGAAGGATGCTGTTCTCTTTGAAAAGCCGATTAAGAATGTAAAGGGAAAACTTGGTTTTTGGGATTTTAAGATGGAGGAAACAAAATGAACTTCAACTCACAAATAGCAACTACCCGCGAGCAGTCGGAGCAACTGCTTGCGCTGGGATTGAAGCCGGAAACGGCAGATATGTATTGGTGTGAAGATAGTTTGCTTGTAACGGACTGGAGTCAGCAACAGGCTTTTGTGGACTATCCTCCCGAAGACAAGACGGATGAGTTTTATCCGGCATGGAGCCTTAGCCGATTGTTGGAAATGATGCCTCTTTTTTTCAGGAAGGTGATACATATACAAATCATGCCTCCAGTCGTTTCATATTGGGATGCTGGCCTACGTGAATTCGCAAGGGTGTACGACAATTCCGATATCTATGAGAATATTATAAGTATGATTGCCTGGTTAATATCAAATGGGTACTTTAATACTGAATACCTGAAAGGAGAAACGAAATGAGCTTACTTATAAAAGAAACACCGCTACAACGAATAATCAGGAAGACCGGCCGTAAGCCCGTGCAGTGCAAATGTCAGCATTGCAAGCAGCAATGCCATACGCCTTGCTTGGGAACCCCGCAAGATATATTGAAGCTTATCGAGGCCGGATATAAAGACAGACTGGCACCAACAGAATGGTTAGTAGGCATAATCATGGGTGTTATTGATATGCCCGTACCGATGGTACAGGCCAAACAGGAAGGCGACTGGTGTACGTTTTACAAAGACGGATTATGTGAATTACATGATGCCGGATTAAAACCTACAGAAGGAAGACTTTCACATCATAGCATTCGACTTGATAATTTCAAAGCGAGTAAAAGCATTGCGTGGAATGTTGCCAAGGAATGGCTTAATGAAGAAAAATGTCGAGTACATAGTGAAGATATGTGAGGCTATGGCAGAAGATAATGAAATACAGTTAGTATAAGTATACAAAAATAACACCAGAAAAATATGGACCTAAACGAATTGAGAGATAAAGCCTACCAGTGCGCAGTAGTCCACGGATGGCATGAAGAAAACCTGAGTGATGAACATTTCCTTTGTCTGGTTATATCAGAACTGATGGAAGCTGTGGAAGCGGACCGAAAAGGAAGCCACGCTGACTTTGAAGCATTCAATAAATACTATAACCGCATTGACTTTAAGGAAAACTTCGAGCGTCAAATCAAAGGAACTGTCGAGGAAGAACTTGCCGACACCTGCATCCGACTGCTGGATCTGGCCGGATTGAGAAATGTAGATTTGGGTGAAGTCACTCTTGATGAATTGAAACACTCAGAGGGGTTCTTTGACTGGATTTTTACAGAATGCATGTTTTTCTTGGTATGTAACTTAACAAATACTGATTTCATTGAATCGCATTCCTTCGATAGCTATCTTCGAGTAGTTTTGATGGAAATCATGGGGTTTTGCGTAAAGAAAGACATCGACATCTTCTGGCATATCGAGCAGAAGATGAAGTACAACGAACTTCGCCCGTTTATGCACGGAGGGAAAGCATATTAAAAAAGGGAGCCAGCCCACACGATTAAAAGCCAACTCCCACACACGATTATGATGCAAATATAAGAATTCCAATCAAAATAATCGTGCTATGACAAAAGAATTTTCATCAATCGTGGAGCTGAAATCAATCCGTGAACAGAAATCGAGATTATCCGAGAGAGAGAATGAGCTTTCCTCCCCTATCCTAACCGACTTTTCACTCATTCCTGAGCTTTATTCCTGGTTCAAAGAATTATTGGCCGGGATGGCCTGTCCGCCCAATCCTGAAAGCGTCACCCAGCGGAAGAAGTTCCTCTTTATCGTTCTGTTCCTGTTCGCCCCCAGCGTGCTGGCCGGCGGCCGGCTACCGAACGGAATCCGGGCAGAGATTGCCGGTGTGTTTCCGGATGTGTCCCCTTGTGTAATATCGAACAATATCGCCGATGTTTCATTTATCTACCAGCAGTATAAGGATTTCCGGCAGGATATAGAGTATCTTTACAGCCAAATCGTTGAAAGGCTGAAAGTCAAAGGACTGATCAAGTGACCCCGTTCCGAAAGGTTCGGGGTATTTTATTCAATCAAAGACCGGTATGCCTTGAGGTATTTATTCAACCGCACCAAGTCCTTTTCTGTAAGTTGATTAAATCTGGTAATGTCCATATTGTCTTCCAGGTCGTGTAACTTGACCTGGCGGCCTATCGGGTTTTGTTTGGAGCGTATGACAAAATCCTCATAGCTTTCACCTTCGTTGCGGGTCACAGATAATACGGCCTCCACAATATTGCGAGGAAAACCTGATGCAAGCAGATCGGACGCGGAGACGTTGGTATCTTCGATGACGTCGTGGAGCAGTGCCACAATTTTCTCTTCATCAGTGAGGCATCGGTTTGACACCCGTATCGGGTGTAAAATGTAAGGACTTCCAGCCTTGTCCTTCTGTCCTTCATGCGCTTTGGTCGCAATAACAAGCGCCTTTTCAAGTAAGTTATTGTTCATTCTCCTTTCTCTATCTTTATTTTCTTTCCACAATGGGGACAAATAATGTATCCAGATCCAGTAAACTCAGTTTCTCCAATCAGTTCCGATATGGTCACGTTCAACACGTCTGCCATCTTCATTAATGTGTCAAGTGATGGGAATGATTTACCAGTTACGATGTTGCTGACAGCTACCTTTGAGATGCCGACCCTTTCAGCAAGCAAAGCGGATGTTACGTTTCTTGCTGACATGATTTCTTTCAGTTGTAAATTCATAAAGTTCTCTTTAATATGATTGCTCCGCAAATATATGTAAACTTTATCAATAAAATACTATTTGATAAAGTTTGATTTATTAAATGATGTTAATAGATAAATAAAACTTAATCAAAAATATTGCAAGTAATAAAGTTTACTTTAACTTTGCACCATCGAACAAAAGTAATAACAATTTAAATACATACGATTATGAAGGCAACAGGCAATGTTTACATCAAAGAGATTAAGGCTCAAATCAGAGTTATCAATGAAGCTCTTAAAAGAGTGCAAGAAGCTGAAAGGGTTCAGTATGCAGCAGTAAATAATAGAGAATATAACAAAGCAAAGAATGAAGCCATTGATGCAAGTGCAGATGTGATGATAGCTTTAGAAGAAGCGGTAAGACTTGCATCAGCAATGGGTTGTGATACTGGTCTGTATGACATAAACAAGTATCACAAGATTGTAGAACTTGATTTCAGAGATTCACACAAGTAAATAACAGCAGTGCGAAAGCCCTGCAAATACACACGATTATCAATTTTAAAACGCACGATTATGAAGACATTGAACGAAGAAATCCAAGAGATCAAAAACATGAAAGGTTCTAAGGCTGCAAAGAAAGAGGCTTTCATCAAGTTAGGTTTGAGAAAGTATGAGATTGAACTTCTGCTTTCAGAACTGCCTAAACAAGTCAGAGAGGTACACAAGTTTACTTTTGGCGTTGAGATTGAATGTCTGGTAGCTGCCAGCCTTATGAGAGAAAGCGCAACAAGAAACAAAATGCCTTTTCAGTATGAGGGTTACAACCACACAGACAACAACCACTACTACAAGTTCGTTTCTGATTCATCTATCAGAGGCGAAAATCCTATCGAATGTGTGTCGCCGGTTCTAACAGGCAGAGAGGGCATGAAAAGCCTTGAAAACTGCTGCAAAGCGTTGAATGAAGCTGGCGCACAGGTAAACCGTTCAACGGGATTGCACGTCCACATCGGTGCTCAAAATCTGTCTGACGAAGCTTATGTAAATGTATTCAAGAACTATCAGAAGTTAGAGAGAGTAATAGATACGTTTATGGCAAATTCAAGGCGTGCCAATAACAGCCAGTGGTGCAGAACTCTTCAAGGCAAAGACTTTTCTTGGTGCACAACAAAGTCTGATATCTATGATGAAATGAATGGTAACAGATATTTCAAGGTGAATGCCTGTTCTTATGCTCGCCATCAAACAATTGAGTTCAGACAGCATCAAGGTTCTACAGACTTCGAAAAAATTTCTAACTGGGTAAACTTCTGTGCCAAGTTGGTGGCCTGGTCCAAGAAGAACGTACTGAGTTCAGAAGTAACTTCAATCGACGAAATACCTTTCTTGACAAAGAAAGAAAAATCATTTTTCAAATCACGTGCTGAGGTTCTTGCATGAGCCTCACACGATTAAAATCAAATAAGTATGTGTTGCATTATCTATAAGCCAAAAGGTGTCCAGATGCCAAGTCTGGACACTCTTGCCAAAATCAAGAAACTAAACCACAACGGTTACGGGTTTGTGTCAACCAATCATTTTCATAAGGGTTTGGATTATCGGACATTCTTACACCACCTGTCAGAGGTTGGTGACGATGAAGATTGCATCATTCATTTCAGGCTGGCCACGCATGGGTCTATATGTAGGGCCAACTGCCACCCGTTCGTCGAGAATGACGTTTATTTCGCTCACAATGGCGTTTTGAATGTGTATCCTGTCGCTGACATGACAGACAGCGAAATCGCTTTCAGAACAATGGTTTATCCTGCTATTAAGAAATACGGATATGGCACTCAAGAAGTTTATCGACTTATCAATTCGTTCATCGGGTATTCAAAATTCGCCCTCATGTACAGGGGTGAAGTTAGATTGTATGGCGATTATACCAAAATTAATGGTGTGTATTACTCTAATTTAAGATGGCTATGAAAGAAAAAGAAATCCTACAAGAAATAATCGAGTGGCTGGGTAATGATACAAGCTACCTTTCTACAAGGACGGACTATGCCAAAGGCTATAAAGATGGTATAGAACAAGCAAAAGTGATAGTTGAAAGTATCATCAATGGGCACGCCCCGGATTTATTAGCAAACAATTAGCATATTGTTTCGTATGTGTTGAATTGTTGTTTAAAATTGTCTTCATAATTAGGTATCTTTGTGATAAAGGTACTATCGCGGAATGGAGCAGATGGTTAGCTTACCACTTTGACTTGGTGGGGGTCACAGGTTCGAGTCCTGTTTCCGCAACTAATTTTAAAACTTACACGATTATGGAAATACTAACTCTTATCATCAAACAGAAGTTCTTTGACGAGATTATAGCAGGTAAGAAAATACAAGAATTCAGAGAAATCAGACCCAACACACAGAAGAAATACTGCCAGCTGGACGCTGAAGGCTATTGTGTCGAGAAAGACGGCGAACTGCAGCCTAAACACTATGATGCCATCCGGTTCTTCGTAGGTTACAACAAAGATCGGGCCAGCGCACTGGTCGAAGTCAAAGACGCAAAGATCGAGTTGTTTGAGGACGAGAACCATAATTTGATAGAATACAAATACCAAGGTGAAACATACTTGGCCGCACAGGTTGTTTATGACCTTGGCAGAGTGATCGAAACAAATGTCTAACTTTTAAATTTTAGCTGAGTCAGAGTAAACAGGAGCACTTATTCCACTGGAGGCTACCGAGGTGGCCGTAGAGGTTTGACTACCGAAACAGGTGGTTTGTCGCAGAACGGCCGTTTCATCAACCGCCGTCAGCAGTATTACAACGTCCGTGTAGGACTGGGTATGTCCGGTGGCTGATATGACGCTACAAGAAAGGACATACGGCAGCATTGACCGCATTCGTGAGAAAACGGATGCGGCTTTGCTGTTTTTGTCTTTGGGTAAAGATTCTCTAGTTTTACTTGACATGATATACCCCAAGTTTGATCGGATTGTCTGTGTATTCATGTACTTCGTCAAAGGATTAGAGCATATCGAACGATGGATCGGCTGGGTAAAAGCCAAATATCCGAAGATAGAGTTTGTTCAGGTGCCACACTGGAACCTTACCTACATCCTTCGCGGTGGCCTGTATTGTGTGCCCAATCCGAAAGTGAAGCTACTGAAACTGGCCGATGTGGTCAAGGCCATGCAGCTCAGATACGGGCTTTACTACACGTTCTTGGGCATGAAGAAGGCCGATGGCATGAACCGTCGCCTGATGTTGAGAGGCTATGAAGCCAACGGGTACGAGAACAACGGCATGTGCTACCCTTTGGCCGACTGGACGCAGAAAGACATCTTATCTTACATGAGGCAGAACGGTCTGCCAGAGCCGGTCAGATATTCGCTGAAGGCCAGTTCAGGCGTAGGATTCAACTTGGATTGCATGTTATGGCTGGAGAAGAACTACCCCCAGGATTTACAGAGAATTTACAAGGTGTTCCCGATGGCTGAGAGAATCCTTTGGGAGCATAAACAAAAACAATAGGTATGGAACTAAGCAAATACATAAAAAGTGAATCGATGGAACTTAATCGTTCCGCCATTCACTTCGCTGATTATAACCCCAGGAAACTGTCTGAGGAATCCCGTAAGACATTGAAGCGGGGTATTAAGAAGTTCGGTCTGGTTGGTGGAATCATAGTCAACAAGCGAACTGGCCTTACTGTCGTGTCCGGCCATCAGCGTCTAACAGTCATGGATGAGCTGCAGAAATTCCCTGAGAACGATTACAGAATCCGTGTAGATGTCATTGACGTGGACGAAAAGCAGGAGAAAGAGTTGAATATCCTGATGAATAACCCTAACGCGCAAGGATCTTGGGACTATGACGCACTGGCCCGGCTGGTTCCTGACATTGACTACCAGGATGCCGGCCTGACGGCTGCCGACCTGAACATGATAGGCTGCGATTTCCTTCTCCAGACGGAAGAGGAAACGTCCATTGCAGACGCACTGGAGGACATGATGGCACCCGTCACCGAGCAGAAGGAAACCGAGAAAGCCGCCAAACAGATGGAAAGAGCCGCAAAGGTGGCCCACATGAAGGAAGTCAAGCAACAAGTCAAGAATTCGGCACAGAAACAGGCTCAGGATATGGATGCTTACTTGATGCTTTCATTCGATACATTTGAAGCCAAGGCAGACTTCTGTGAAAGGTTCGGTTATGACCCATACGCCAAGTTTATCAAGGGAGAAGTATTCGATGAACAAGTAGAAAGGATTGAATGATATGGCCAATCGTGAATCTCAAAATATAAAATCCAACAGGGGAAGAAAACCTAAGTTTGATTACACATGTAATGAATTTCTTTCCCAGGTGGAGACGTATGCCAAGAAGGGATTCACGGACAAGGAAATCGCCTTTGCGCTCGGACTGGGGCCGCAGACCTTCTGCGAGAAGAAAAGCCAATACAAGGAATTGTCGGAAGTGTTAGCGCGCGGGCGGGCGACCATCACCGCCGCCGTGCGTGCCAAGTTCCTGGCAATGGCCTTGGGCGGCATCAAGACCAAGAGTACCGTGGTGAGGAAGCTGAAAGACCAGGAAGGGAACCTGACCGGCGAAGAGGAGATTCAGGTTAGCGAAAGCGAACTGGCTCCCAACCTTCAGGCCATGTCCGTATGGCTCTACCACCACGACGAGGAATGGCGGAAGGTGGAGCGCCGCCAGGACGAAGAGACCGACCTGCGGCGCGAGAACGGCATCGACATCGACAAATGGATGGAGGAGAACGAAAGTGAAGATTAAGCCCCAGAAAATATACGCTCCGATCTACCACAACAAGGACAAGTTCATCGTCCTCGTCACCGGAGGACGTGGTAGCGGTAAGTCGTTCAATGTATCTACATTCATTGAGCGATTACTTTTTGAAGTGCGCCATCCTTCACCGGAAAAGAGAATTGTACACCAGGTTCTATATACACGTTATACAATGGTGTCTGCTCATATTTCCGTTATTCCAGAGTTTATGGAAAAAGTGGACTTGGACGGTCATTCCAAATTCTTTAGAAGTACCAAGACAGATGTGAAGAACCTCCGTAGTGGCGGGTGTGTCATGTTCCGAGGTATCAAGACGTCATCGGGTGTGCAGACGGCCAAGCTGAAATCCATTCACGGTATAACCACATTCGTTGTTGATGAAGCGGAGGAATGGGTATCCGAGAAAGAGTTCGAGACCATCATGCTTTCTATCCGTCAGAAGGGAATCCAGAACCGAATCATCATCGTAATGAACCCTACAGACTCGAACCACTGGGTTTACAAGCGTTTCATCGAGAACACTCATAAGCTGGTGGGGATTGACGGCGTACAGGTACAGATTTCCACCCATCCAAATGTCCTCCACATCCATACCACTTACTTCGACAACATTGAGAACCTTTCCCCTGAGTTCCTGAAGGAAGTTGGGGAGATGAAGGCTAACAATCCGGAAAAGTACGCCCACACCGTCATCGGCAGATGGGCAGACGTGGCCGAGGGTGCCGTGTTCAAGAAATGGGGTATCGTGGATGAGTTCCCAATGTGGTGTAAGAAAGTGGCCATCGGGCAGGATTTTGGTTACACCAACGATCCGTCGGCGTCCATCCGGTGCGGCATCATCGACAACGCCCTCTACCTAGACGAAGTTGACTACCGGACGGGGCTGCTTTCCGGCGACATCATAAGGACCTTGCGTCCGTGGAATCTGAAGGTGATAGCAGACAGCGCAGATCCGAGACTGATACAGGAAATCAGTAATGGTGGAATTAAGATTTACCCAGTTGAAAAGGGACAAGGTTCTGTCAATGCCGGAATAGACAAGATGCAGGGAATGGAAATTTTTATCACAAGACGTTCCTACAATCTTCAACGTGAGTTCAGGAATTATGTCTGGGCAAAGGATAAGGATGGAAACTACATCAACGAGCCGGAAGACCACGATAACCACGGGATTGACGCTGCCCGTTACTATGTCTTGGGAGAACTTCTTGGCAAGATTATGAAACCTAAAGACATCTCAGGAGTATTTGGACATTAAAATATAGTATATGATAAAATACATACAGACATCAGAAGTATTTGGTGATTGTTCAGCTAATTACGATGTAAAACTGAATAAACCTCATACGGTTGGCGAATTTATAAATTTGGTCCTTATTGAAAGAAAAGGAGAATGGGGTAAGTTCGAGATTTATAATCCCGATGTTAGTTGGTTGGACTATGAACGATACGAATACCGACATGGGATTTTGAAGGATGTAATATCAAAGGAGATACTTGAAAAGAGAATAATCAGTATTGAAGCACATGGCGGCTGGACACAGATGGATTATCTTTTAAAACTGGAAAAATGATTTAGTATATGAGAACAATAGAAGAAATTTTAGCTATACCGGAGATTGAGAGAAAAATCTATTATCTGAAGAAGGGGCGGAAGACGGAACTCCCTAACGCTCATGCCTTGTATAATGACTGGAACCCGAACAAACACGAGATAGTGATTGATGAGGAGAAATATCCTAAAATCAAAATCACTACCAAGCCGGAAGAGAGGATAACCGACCCGAGTACCGGCAAAGAGTACGTCGAACCAGCTGTGAAGAAAGAAGTCGAGCCGAACCGCATCGCCCTGCCCATCGAGCAGGACATCGTGAATCTTCAGACCGCTTTCACTGTAGGTACAGAGCCTGTTCTTGACTGCCAGTCGGACCAGTCGGAAGAAAGCCTTCTTTCCGCTTTGAAGCAGGTATTCAAGAAGAACAAATTGAAGTATCAAAACAAAAAGCTAGTTCGGGCATGGCTGGCCGAGCAAGAAGTAGCTGAATACTGGTATGTGGTGAAAGATGACGGTTTCTGGGCCAAGCTCAAGCGCAAGATTTCAGAGATTTTCGGAAAGTCCAAACCCGAATACCGTCTGAAGAGTGCCATCTGGTCTCCGTTCCGGGGTGACAAACTATACCCTTTCTTTAATGACAACGGTGATTTGGTAGCCCTTTCTCGTGAGTACAAGAAGAAAGACCTGGACGACGTAGAGATCACCTGCTTTATGACCATCACCAAGGATATGGTTTATCAGTGGGAGCTGACAAGCAACTGGGCCGACAAAGGCTCGTTCGCTCACGGGTTTAAGAAGATGCCAGTAATCTATATGTGGCGACCAGAAGCGTACTGCGAGAAGATTAAGAGCCTTCGTATAAGGTTGGAGAAACTTCTTTCAAACTATGCAGATTGTATCGACTATCACTTTTTCCCTATCCTCATGCTGTTCGGTAACGTGGAGAACTTCTCTGGTGAGTTCAAGAACCGGGTGGTCCAGCTTACCGGGCAGGGAGCGAATGCCCAATATCTCACTTGGAACCAAGCGAGCGAAACGGTGAAGTACGAAGCGGAGACCCTATTCAGCCAGATATATAGTCTGACGAATACTCCGCGCATCTCCTTCGATTCATTGAAAGGTGCTGGAAGTGCGGTATCAGGCGTGGCCTTCGATTATGTATTCATGTCCACGCACCTGAATGTAGAGAACCTCAATGAAACGGTCGGCGAGTTCATGCAGCGACGGGTGAATTTCCTTGTCTCCGCCTTGGGTTCCGTGAACACGACTCTTGAAGCAGCTTCCGAAACCATCGACGTGGATGTGCAGATGCAGCCCTACCGACTGGAGGACATCAAAGATAAGATAGACACAGCCATCAAGGCCAAAGACGGGGAGATTTGGTCGCAGCAGCGGGCCATTACCTTTGTCGGGAACGTGGATTCTGTTCTGGACGAGATTGAAGCCATCAAGGAGGATCAAGCTGAAAAGCAAAAGAACGACATTGAGAAGCAGAAACAGCTTTCTACGTTAAAGAGCAATGGAGCAAAAGATTAAAAACAGAACATTGTTGGCAGAAAAATTACGGGGTTAATACAAAATACCCTTATTCAAAATCTTAAATATAGAACATTCCAATAGCGGTATCTTTATGGTATCGCTATTTTTTGTGCAAAAGGCTTTGTTTTTAGTACCAAATTTAGTACCTTTGCATAAAACGAAAACACAATGGGTTCGAAAGAGAAATTGATAGAACGGTTCAAGAAGCTGCCAAAGGACTTCACCTTTGAAGAGACCCTTTCTTTACTTGGCTACTTCGGTTACACCAAGCACAACAAAGGAGCAACTTCCGGTTCCCGCATTCGTTTCAAGAACGAAGAAACTGGTCAGTACATAGATATACATCGTCCACACCCAGGAAGCATAATGAAAGCGTGGATGATGAAAGCGATTTACCAACATTTGAAGAATAACGGTTTAATATAAAGAGTTATGGATTATTTGGAATACAAAGGTTATAAAGGTTCTGTGGAATACAGCAAAGAAGATAATTGTCTTTGCGGTAAGGTACAAGGAATGGGCAACAAGGTCTTGATTCTTTATGAAGGAACCACTATTGACGAGCTCCGAAAGGATTTTGAAGAAGGGATTGACAGCTATCTCGAAGGTTGCAAAGCGGATGGAGTCGAACCGGTAAAACCGTTCAGTGGGAAACTTAATTTGCGCATGCCTTCTGAGCTTCACGCTCGTGTAGCTGCGTTTGCCGCAAATACAGGTATGACCATCAATGATTTTATCAATAAGGCCATTACCAACGAGCTGGAGCATGACTGTGCAATGTAAGTGGTAAAGGTATTAATGAGCTGCTAGTTCCCCTGGCAGCTATAAATTTATTATGATTATGGACTTTTCAATTTTAACACCAATTGCTGCTTTTGGCGGATTTGCACTCGGATTGATAAATCTAGGCATCACTGTCTACAAAGATTTTTTTTAGAAAAAGTAAATTGAATGTAGAGATTTTATCTTTCAAAACAAGATATGTTGAGGAGGGAGAATATAATTTTCAATTAGATGTTCGTTTTAAAGCTGAAAATGGCCTTATTGTTATAAAAGATGTAAAATTAAAGAATAAATATGGGTTTACAGGTGATGCCTTTTCTGAAAGAAATGAAATTCAAATGTATCGAGGTATTCCCATGAATAAATTAGATTTATGTAAATTAAATAAAGATTGTTTTTTAGAAAAAGTAAAAAAACTCTTTGAAGAGGTTTCTTTTTCAATAACTGATTTACAGATACAAAAGGATGAAATAAAGTCAATTACATTCGCTGGTAACATACAAACTATCATGCAGTGTGATGGGTATGATGAGCTTCCCCAATACCAATGGTATTTAGAGATTTCTTATAACAATGAATTGCAAACAATACCTTTAAAATTGGAACCTATTGGTGACACAAGAGGATGTTATTCACATCAAGGTGCTCCATATGAGAATTAATTCTATAGCGTGATTACTCCAGTAGTCACGCTTTCTTTTTGCCTAAAAACGAACATTCTCCTAATTGTTTCGTATCGTTAGCCTTAAAATTTCCCCCTCCCCTTCTCTATCTGTAAATTTACCGTATGAAATTATTAATCAAACTCATACGGTATGACAATCTTTGAACAAATCTTGGCAGGACTGCAACAAAAGTATTCTGGGGTGGACACTGCCACACTGACCCGCATCGCCACAAAGAAGGCTGAGGGTGTAACGGACGAGACGAAGGTGACCTCCATCGTTGAGGGTATCTCATTTCAGGACGTGATGCAAAACTATGGTGATTTCCGTGCAGGACAAGCTCAGACCTCCGCTGTTTCCAACTACGAGAAGAAGCATGGACTGAAAGACGGAAAACCGATCGAGGAACCGGAAGAAAAGAAAGACGAAAAGAAGGATGAGAAAAAAGACGATGTTCCTGCATGGGCCCAGGCTTTGATTGATTCCAACAAGAGTCTTTCCGAAAAGCTGTCTGCATACGAAGCAGAGAAAGCGCAGGCGCAGCGTAATTCTCAGATTTCGGCAGTGGCCAAGAAGTACGGTATTCCCGAATTTATGCTGAAAGACCGTAACATCCCTGAAAACACGGACTTGGATACTTACTTCAAGGACATGAAGCAGGATATGTCAAACAGCGGTTTCCAGTTCGCTAAAGCACCTGAGACAGCCGAACAGAAGCAGGAACAGGAGGCGAGCGCATTCGCCAGAATGATTGAGGCGGACACAAAATCTATTGTCGAACAACAAAACAAGTAATTAGTAAATTATGGCAGCAGGATTTAAGTACAACATGGAGCCTGAACCGTCTGTCGAGGAACGCTACGACGTAGAGACCGGACGCAGACGCAGAGGCCCTTACAAGCTGGACACGACCAACCTTGTCGCTGGTTCGTTCCTTCCATCCTTCACGCCGATCGCCGCAGACTTGGTAAAGAAAACTGCCCAAGTGGCTATCCGTGTGGAAGTCTATGAGAAATTTACAACCGGTTCCAACACCACATTGAAGATTAAGAAGAACTCTTTGGCTTATGTGGGTATGCATCTTGGAAACGGTGCACATGGAGCAACCATCAACTCCATCGACAAATCAGATAAGGCTTTCGATAAGTTGACGTTAGCAGCAGACTTTGGTGATACTTTGGAAGCTGGTGCTGTACTCTATGAAGCTACAGCAGTAAACGGTACAACTCCGAAAGTCATTGCTAACTCAGCTTTGTACGAAAGAGTACAAGTTGAAGAAGGCATCGTATTAGTCGCCCTTTTGATGCGAGCATTTGAAATCGAGCCTACTAAATTGGTTATGCCTTTCTCTGACATTGATAAGGCTAACATGCCGCATTTCCAGTTCAACGCTGCAGGTGTGCAATCACCTTCTGGTGTCTCGTATGAACTACCAGAAGCATCCGATTCTGTAATGGGTGGTATTCAGTTGGGATTTACCCAGAGCGGAAAGAAATATCCAGTAGCATTGGAAGGTGGTAAAGCTTATGTTGAAGTTCCTTGGACTGATAATAACACTACCTATCAGGCAGCTAACTCAAGTACCTTGGGACTGGTAAAACAGGGGGCAAAGGTTGATGATGCAACAGGTCAGGAAGATGCACACACGCAGTTGAACGCTCTTCTTACATCATTGAGAAACGCAGGTATTATCGCAAGCAAATAAAGAAAGGAGGACTAATATATGATGCTAACTATTTATACTCTGTTTAACGACCCCAACATCGTTAACGCTGTTATTCAGCGCATCCTTCAGACACGTAAGGATACTATCTACTGGCAGCAGTATCTGGACTTCCGAAGAACGACTACCCGTGTGTTCAAGGACTACATCGGCCAAGTTACTGGCGTGATGGCCGGTTCCATCAACTCCCGCTACGGAGAGAAGCCCATTCGTGAACGTCGGAACATCGGTTCGGGATATGGAGAGATTGCCTACTTGGGCGACCGCTATCAGATTTCCATCGACCGCCTGTCCGAACTTCAGGACTTGGTGGACAAGTTCAATGCGGCCAAGACCGCCGACCAGGTGGCCGCCATGCAGGACATCGTGAACTTTATCTATGACGACTATCGTCAAGTGCTCCTTGCCGCTCACAAGCGTATGGACATCGTTGTAGGTTCATTGTTGATGACAGGAAAGGCCCAAGTGAAGAACAAGGACGACAATGCCGGAGGCATCGACCTTTTGGACATCGAGCTTCCGTTCAAGTTCATCACTCCCGAAGCTGGAGCGAAGGCCAACTTCATCACCTACTTGCAGACGACTATCAACGAGCTGAAGGCCGTTTACGGTACCTTCCCGAAGATGATTATGTCACGAGGTACCTTCGTGAAGAACATCATCGGTTCAAGCGAATTCGGCGACAAGTTCAAGATGCAGCTGACTGGTAACGAGATGTACATGTCAACCGGGTTGATTACTTCCCAACTGGCCTCTTCTGTATTTACAGGCATCGGACTTCCTGCCATCGAAATCAAGGAAGACTATGTTCTGGACCAGTCGGGAAAGAACGTTCAGATTTACGCCGACGACCGCATCACCCTGCTCCCACAGGACAAAATCGGTTACATGCGTTTCCACACGCCCTACGAGGCCGTGGATGGTGTACCGGGACGCAATTATAGCCAAGCCGACGGCGACATGCTGATCTCCGGCTATAAGGATGGTAATGGTCGTTATCTGGAATACACTGCCGAGTGGATTCCGCAGATTTCGACACCGAACCAGATTGTGAACATCGATTTGACCACCATGAACGCATGACGGTAAACGACTACATATCACAGAAGTTTCAGACCTTCGGCATTAATTTGTCGGAGGCTGACCTTTTGGAGATAAGTCTGTCTTCAGAGATAAGCGGAGAGGATGAGATGGACCAGTCAAACATCGGTCTTGTATCGGTGGCCATGGCGAAGTTCATCCCCTCTCTATTGCTCCGCGCCACTTCCATCAGCGAGAACGGTTTCTCTATGTCTTGGGATACCAAAGGTGTGAAGGAATACTATTCTTTCTTGTGTAAGAAATATGGACTTGAAGACACGTTGTCAGATAAACCTAAAGTCAGATTCCTATGATATTCGCACCCCACATATTGCAGGTTAAAGTCACCACTCCGATGGAAACGGATGAGTTCGGCCGGCCCATTCCCGGAACCGGTGGCGAAAGCTGGCAGGACGTATGTCGGTGCCGGTGTGACGATAACTCCACCAAGGAGTTTACTTCGGAGAACGGCGATGTGTACCGACCGAATTACCATGTGGTCTGCGAGAAGAAAATCTCACTGAAGGCAGGTGATGAAGTAAGATGTATGGACGGTGAGAATATTAGAGGAACCGGCGAGGTTTACATGGTGAAGAATACGAATTATTTTGGTTACTCAGAGATATGGATGTAAAGTTTGATTTTTCGGATGTGGATAGCTTTTTCGACCAAGGGTATGCCGAGGTAAAAGCCGTTGAAGAGAAGGTCGGCAAGGAAGCTGTCGATTACGCTGTGAAGAACGGCAGCTATCAGAATCGAACCGGTACACTCCGTAAGTCAAACAAATATTCTGTTGAGGATGATGGTCTGGTGATAAAAAACGTTGCTGAATATGCCTCGCACGTCGAATCTAAAGGCTATGAAGTATCAACGGGTGCAGCCATATATGCTGAGAGACGATTGAAGGAGGAAATCAAATGATAGTAACTACCGATATAGCGAACATACTCTACCGTGATTGCCAGCCTTTCGGCATAGCCATCGTTCCCCATGGCAAGAAGCTGACGGGTACGTTGAAGGCCGAGAGGATTGTCATTCACGCCAAGAAGCAACAGCCGGGCACGTACTGGAAGAAGTCCTTCGTCGAGGTGAATCTTTGCGTCCCCGACCTGAAGGAAGGCGAAGCTAATACCATCCGGCTGAACGAGCTGGAGAAGCAGTCTCAAGACCTGTTTGACAGCGTAACCGGGCGCTATGACGGTATAAGTTACTATTATTCGGTCGACTCTATTGGAACCGAGGAGGACACAGCCTTAAAGTGTCATTATGTGAATGTAAGAATTTTGTTTGAAGTTTTAAATGTAAAATGATATGGCAGAAGCAAAGAAAATAACCGCCGTGAATATCAAGAAACTTTGGTATGGCGAAACAAGTGCTATCACGGCCGATTTGACCGGACAGGCGTTGTACACTCTCTTGCAGGGTGAAACCCTGAAAGAAGTAAAGAACATCCATCAGGATACCTGGACGCTAGAAGAAGCGGAAGCGAGCCGAACGAACTACAAAAACCAGCTCACTAATCAGACCTATCGCAGCGACAAGGAGATGGGCGATGTGACCGTCAACTTCACCATTGGTGAGTACGACTATCCGACAAAGAAAGACCTCATGGGCGGCGACGTCATCAACACCGACAAGGGATGGAAACGAGCCAGGGGCAAGGTGAACATCGAAAAGCTGATTGTGGCCCAAACCGAAGACGACCAGTATTGCGTCATTCCCCGCGCCGACATCGGTGCCCGTGAAGCGACAACCGACAAAGCTATCGGTCTTCCGGTAAGTGCTGTTGAATTGGAGCCGAAAGACTCCACCATCGCTCCGGAATACTGGTTCGACTCCGAAGAAGTAAAACAGGGAGCTTAAAAACATAGAAGTGTTTGTCAGGATGGCGGTGGGTGGTTGGCTCACCGCCTTTTTTATATAGAACAGTTATGAACACAGGAGCAAAAATCATATCAGAATCCATCATAGGAATGGATTTCAGAACGGTAATCGTAGGCGGCAAAAGTTACACGGTCTATCCGCCTACCATCCACAAGCTGGCCGGGGCCATTTCCCATCTTTCAAACATACAGGATGCGGAAAGCCTGAGAGACGTGTTACTCTCTCTTGGAGATAGTGAAGCATACAGCAAGGCCCTTTCGTGGCTGATTGCTGGAGACGAAAGTCTGAATGAAGAATTGTCACAGGGTACACTGGACGAGGTGGTGGACGCCTTGGATGAAACCCTTTCCATGATTGATTCCAAGGTTTTTCTCAAAGCTGTCAGCTTGGCGAAGAACGTAAGCCTGCTGGCAGCGAAACCGAGGTTGTAGGCAATGACACGCTTTTGGGTCAGATTGCATCGTTCATGGAAAATCTGCACCTGTCCTATCGAGAAGTGGTCCACGAGATACCATACAGAAATTTAGTAATCATGCAGCGTGACAAGCTCCATACCGTTACTGGGACGAAGGTTACAAAGGTGAAGGGTAAGGATATGGCTTCACGCAGAAGAAGAAATAAAAAATAATAAAAACAGCCCCGAACCATAAGGAACGGGGCTGGAATAGTTTTAATTATTCATTAAATATCGTCTAACGCTTCACTTTCTTCTTCTTTCTTTTTTAGCTCATAATTAATATTATCCTCGTAGCCTATTTGAATATAACCGAACTGAGATATTTCTACAGCGGCATCCCCCAATGGCAATTTGTAAAATGATATATAATGGCATTTTTCTTTCCTTAGTGCTTGTAATTCATATCCATCTCCCTCATAATAAGGCTTTGAGAAAAACTCATAGTGCTTTTCAGGTTCACCATACTTTTTAGTAAACAGTTCTTTCATATCTGAATAATCAGATTTCAAAGAACTCCAAGATTCTTTTTTATTATAATTAACTGTCGCTTTCCATACAGTTTTGGATTTAGGAGTTGCCAATATATATATTGTAGCGTAATTCCCTGCAAAATTGCCTTCCATAACTGCTACGTAATCTCTTGGATATTCTTTGAATGTAAATCCCTCTTTACTTAATTGTAAAACAAAATCTGAAAGTTTCCCATCTAATGGAATACCTTTAAATTCTAAATGTTGGGAATCTTGTGCAAATGAAGGCAATGCAATAATAAAGCCTATCAATAAAAACAATATTTTCTTCATATTCCTAATTTTATGATTAAACATTCGGATTCAATTTTATCTCCTTTCCACAATGAGGGCAGTGTATTACCCCCTCTTTGGGTTTATCAAAGAGTTCTGTTACTGGCACATCTAAAGCAGCAGCAATTTGCTCTAATCTCTTTAACGGTGGGTTACCGTTTTCTCCCATAGCGATACTTAACCCTGTTTCAGTCATACCAATTTTAGAAGCCAATTCTTTTGCGGTAATCCCCTTTTCTCGCAGCAATTCTTTAATTCTCATTTAAATTCCAAAATCCCATCTTATCTCAATTTTAATAGTTGTTCTAAATCCTCAAAAGAGTGAATCTCATAAAGAGTTCCTTTTACTTTTATATAACCATTTATTTCAGGATCAGGTGTATTTCTCACAAAAAGATCTGCAATATCTACTCCTAAAGTATTTGCAATACGTTCTAAAGTTTCCAATGTAGGGTTTCCATTAATATTTCTTGTTAAAGTATCCCTTGTTACACCCAACATTTCAGCAAATTGCTGCATAGTCATGCCTTTTTGCTTAATAAGGTCCTTTACTTTTAGCTCCATAAATAAAAATATTATAATCGTGTATGCAAATGTAGCTTTTTCTTATATAGTGCGATATTATAATGCTGTTAAATAATATAAAAACGACAATAAAATATCGCTTTTTGTTTGATAATACGATATTAAGATGTATCTTTGCGACATGATAAACGACATGATAATATCGAACCAATAAAATATAAGAGCTATGGCAACAAATGAAATCAAAGTCAATTTAGACTTAATGAGTGCATTGATCAAACTAAGAGAAGCAAGTGTGGTGTTCAACGAGCAGACCAAGAACATTTCGCAAGAAAGCGGTCGTGACTACGATGATGAAAGTGAAACATTCAATACTGGCATTTACAAATGTATGGATGCCATCGGTAAAATGATAGGCGAAAGTGCGGTTTATGGCGTGTATAGCCTTATCCCTGACAGAATATAATTCGTACACATGATTAATTTGAACTTAAAACAATACAGATATGGAATTTTCAGAAATAAGCAAAGAACTGGGCGGTCTGACAGCAGACCAAGTATATGAACTTGCAAAGTTTGGAAAGAGCATTTTAGAAACTGCTGGCGTAGTAGGATTATCATCAGGTATAATCGGGCTGGTAAGGAGCCTTCTTTTGGCTGAGAACTTTGACCTCGAAGAGAACAAATCTGCAATAGAAACTCTGCTACATATTGCTAACGAAGTTAACGAGCTAAATGAAAAATGCTGGGGAGAAAGAAAAACGATGCTCGGCTTGACAGGTGTAAATAGTGACGACGAGTATTTCGGTCTGAATGGTGCTACACGAATCGAAGCGGCATAAAACTTCCACGCATCTGTCCTTTCATTCTACAACATTAAAATTGAAACTATTATGAATACGCAAAAAGCACTATATTACGAAACATTGTCAATTAAGCAGTCCTGCCAACTCATCGCATTGTGCAGAGAGTTCCAGCCCCACGTACCATTCGAGGACGTTGTATTCTTGGAATTGATAACTGCGGCGAGAAGATTCTGTGATCCCGGATCTTTCATCTTCATAGATGACCTTCAGAATCGGTTCGAAAAAATATTAAAGCCTACAGTTGAAATTATTAAAGCTAAATACTATTTCAATGGTTTCAAATCAAACAAAAAACCGCTAAATGGAATACAATTCCATTACATAAATAATTATGTTCCGAGAGTACGCATACCGATTTTTGATGTGATGGAAGGCTACAGACCTGTTGAGAAAGTGTTATTTCTGAAAATAGTCCGTGCCTGCCGCGATTTCATGCGGGCCAAAAATGAGCAAGGATGCCGAACAGGATTTTTTGCAGAGGCTGTCCGTTGTCTATTACGCCATCAGATAACCAATCCCCCACTCGATTATGACTTTCAAGACAAGACCACCACCGCAAACGAGCTGAGAGTGAGAAAACATATTAGTAACGTATAAAATTGATTAGTTATGAGTAAAAGATTTGCTATTAAAGTCATTCCGAAAGAAAAACAAGTGAAAGACGTGAAGTACGGCTTACGGATAGACCACCCAAGTGCCTTGGGCAATATCTATGGATTGACAGAAAAAGAGCTGAAAGAACTTCGTGATCTGATAGATGAAGCATTGAAACAATGAGCATGAAGCAGAGAAAAATACGCCCCCCGCCTCTATTTCGAAACAATCGGCCAAATGTTTGTTCTGAGCCCAATAATTTTTAGGACAAATGTTTGGCGGTTGGTAACTTTGCCTTAGGACGAAATGCGCTTCGTGGCTGTTGCGTTGCTAAGGATATTCAAGGCATTTCTTTCAAGGGGTAAACAGCCACTTTAGACCCCTTCTAAGATTTGCCTTTTTATATGTCAGGTGTGACAGGTCAAGGCAAGACATTCAGGTGTGCATGGGTTCGAATCCCAGCTTGCTACTACGGTCAAAATAAAATCCTCATTGATGAATTGACCGGCCACCAATGAGGATATTGTCAAATTTAAACTCAAATGTATGGATAAAGACACAGAAAACGAATCTTCGTTCATACGGTACAAAGATAAGCAAATTTCTTATTGTACCTACAATGGCAGGATATATATTTCTTGCAAGGGGCTGAATTCGGATGTCGGGATGAGCATCAGTGAATGGAAATCAAGGCACATGCCGCAAATCAGAGCTTATGCCGCCCGGCACAAGCTGAAATTGAGAGAAATAATGTATTGCGGCAGATACCTGGAAATGGGCGTAGCCCTGATGTTCTTCAGTGCTAATAAAGATTTGGCCTCATGTGTAAAAAAACAGATTGACAACTTAAATTCAAATAATATGAATGAAGTACAGGTTTTACAAAAAAGCACCCTGATGGGTAAAGAACTGACCGTTTACGGCAGCGCTGAAAATCCGTTGTTTCTAGCCAAAGATGTAGCGGAGTGGATTGAGTTTGATATAAACCAAGTTGGGAAAATGCTACAAACTGTCGATGAAGACGAGAAGCTGACCGTAACATTATTACGGTCAGGTCAGAATCGCCAAGTCTGGATGCTGACAGAGAACGGTTTATACGAAGTATTGATGCAGAGCCGCAAGCCGATAGCCAAACAATTCAAGAAAGGCGTGAAAGCCATACTGAAAGAAATCCGAACCAAAGGCGGATATATGGCAGTCAAGGCAGACGATACCCCCGAGGAAATTATGGCAAAAGCCATCCTGCTGGCAAACACAACCATCGAACGGCAGAAAGAACGCATATCGGTGCTTGAAACCGAAAAAAGTCTGGCCGAGGAACAGAACCGGCTGATGGCACCCAAGGCTGCCTACTTCGACAATGTGCTGCAAAGCGAGGGGCTGATTACGACCAATATCATAGCCAACGAGCTGGGCATGAGCGCCAAGAAGCTGTACAAGATGCTGAAGGATTTGGGCGTCCTCTACAATCAGAACGGCGTCTATATGCTTTATGCCAAGTATCGGGGGCTGGGCTATGACAAATACAGGACGCACACCTATACGAGTGACACCACAGGGATGCAGGTCGCCAAACAATACCTCTGCTGGACGCAGCTTGGCAGAAAATTCATTCTGGACTTGGTAAAAAGCAAAACCGCAGCTTAAAATTCAATCATGCGCACGCCATCAGCTTGGCGTGCGCTTTTACATTTACAGGATATGAGGTTTAAAGGTGACATTTCAGGACTGGACGAACTGCTGGAACAAATAGACGATGAATATTTCTCTGTTCTTTCAGAAGTGGGAAGAGCCGCGACACGGAACGCCAAAAATCAGAAGACGTTCCAGAACCGTACGGGTAACCTTGCCAACGCAAACGGAGGGTGCGTGGTGAGAAAGGGTAAAATTATTGATATGTGGGTAGAGACCGACGGGGCACACCCGGATGCTGTGAGAAACACTGAAAACCTGCTGATTTACTCGGAAAAGCCTAAAGACGGGCTTTATCTGGCCAACGGAATGAATTATGCCAGCTATGTGGAAAGCAGGGGATTTGAAGTGATACTGACTAACGGAGTGCTGTTTGCCGAACGGAACATCAAGAAAAAACTAAATATAGGATAATATGGCAGGAATATTTTCAGACGTTACGACCGATATTCAGAAGCTAAGGCAACTGAAGGCGGAAATCGAGAATGTGAAAAAGGCGTTGAAGAGCATCGACGTCAATGTGAACATTGATATTGCGAAGGGAATGGAAGCCCAGCTACAGTCATTGACAAAACAATACGACGCTTTGGTGAAGAAAGTCAGTGAAGCGGAAGGCAAAATCATGATTTCAACCCAACGCATCAACGATGCTTCAGAGAAAATCATCAAGGCACAGGAGCAGTTATCGAAAGCGGCAGGAATGAACGCCCAATCAGGCAACGCGAATGCCACTGCACCGGCCAACCAGACGGAAACGGCAAGCGTACAGGCACAGGCAAAAGCATACGACGAACTTGCGGCGGAAATAGATGATGTTTTGGGCACACGTACCCAGAACATAAAGCGGATGATTGAGGAACAGCGGGCCATCGACTTAATCAAGAAAGAGATTAAGGAGCTGACCAAGTATCAGACAGAGAACTCCACCTTGTCGGCCACCCAGCAGAGGCGGCTGGAACAGCTTAACAACTCCTTGCTGACGCATAAGGCAGCTTTGTCGGAAGTGAAGCAAACGTTGATGAACAACGCCAAGCTGGATAATGCGGCATCCACTTCAATGAATGGCCTGTCCCAGTCTTTGTCACGAATGAGGATCACCTATCGTGAACTTACGGAAGAAGAACGCAATTCACCGTTTGGGAAAGAACTGCTTACTTCAATAAACCAAGCCGATGCAAAAATAAAAGAGCTTGACGCTAAAATCGGCAACCATCAACGGAATATTGGCAACTATGCAAAAGCCTACAACGGATTGAACGTCTCGGTGCAGCAGATTGTGAGAGAATTGCCTTCTGCCGCAATGGGATTGAATATGTTTTTCCTGGCAATCAGCAACAACCTGCCAATTCTCACCGATGAAATCAAGCGGGCAAAAGACAGAAACGCTGAACTGATAGCCCAGAACCAGAAAGCGACTCCCGTATGGAAGCAACTGGTTTCATCCATCTTCTCGTGGCAGTCGGCCATGATGGTCGGTATAACCCTGCTTACGGTATATGGAAAGGATATTTGGGAATGGATTAGAGGTCTTTCCAAGGCAAAAGAAGCGATTATAGACATGATTTCCGCGGAGCAAGAAATGGCGATAGCCAGAAAGAAAGCTTCTGAAAGCATCAAGAAAGAGCAGGCAGAACTGGATATGCTGTATCGTATCATGAAGAACAGCAGCAATACGATGGAACAGCGCAAATCGGCTTATGCTGATTTCGTCAGCCTTTACCCCAAGTATGCCAATGTGATGGAAAATGAGAAGATAAACATTGGAAAACTGAACACGGCCTATAAAGAACTGACGAAAAGCATCAAAGAACGTGCCGTGGCCGAGTCCTACATGAATACCATATCAGAGCTATCTGTAAAAAGAGAAAATGAGGAAATCAAAAGGCTTAATCAGAAGTTGACGGTATCAAAGGCAGAAGAACGCTATCGAAAAGCTCAAGAAGAATATAACAATCTAAGGAATAGGCAATTGAGTGGAGAATCTGTCGGACAATTAATGCCAAATATTCGGAGCGAATATCTTAATGCACAAGAAGATTATTTAAACCAAAAGAAGTTATACGACGACATAGTTAAGAACGTCGAAAACTATACTTCCAAGATAGAAGCGATTGAAAAGCATACAGAAAAACTGATTACCGGCAATAAAGAAAATCCCAAGGAAGGAACACTCGCCTATCTGGAACAGGAGAAAAACATGCTGGAAGCCCAACTGAAATCGCTGACAGAAATAGAGGCCAAGGGAGAAAAGGGCATTGAGCTGAGAAAAAAGATTGCTGACTTGGACAAAAGGATTACAGATGCATATAGTGTTAGCTTAGGAACCAAAAGACAAAAGAAAGACCAACAGAATCTTGCCGAAGCACTTCTCCAGCTTCGTTTCCAAAACCAGCAAGATGAAATCAATCTGATGCAGGAAGGCTCCGAGAAGAAAAGAAAACAAATCGAGCTGGACTATAAAAAAGAGCTGGCGGAAATCAAGAAGCTTGAAAAGGAATGGTCTGAAGAAAATGGAGGTAAATTAACACAGGATCAATCTGTTGAGATCTCGATAAAATATTCGAATGCAGAGAACAAACGTAAAGAAGGGTTATCTGGCCTCGTTGAAGAAGAACAGCAGAAACTACAATCAATGCTGGAGAAATATCAGGATTACGCCGCTCAAAGAGAGGCTATCGAGAAACAACTGAATGAAGACATAACGTATCTGGAGACACAACGCACAGAAGAAAATTCTGCCAATATTGACCGTGCCATCAAGGTTGCCAAGGAGAAGGCCGCCAAAGCTGTGAAAGAAATAACGGATGAAGAGTCCAAGGCTCTTGTCAACGATTCCGGCATATTCGCACGTTTGTTTTCGGATTCCTCTTCAATGACAAAAGCATCGCTCAAGAAAGTAATAGCGGAGGCGAAAACACTTGTCGACTACTTATCTGGTATAAGCATTGAGAAACCGCTTGGATTTACGGAAGATCAGTTGGAAGCGCTCAAGGGAGACGCTGAATCCATCAAAGAAATATATGACGCTCTCATAGAGAAACAGGACGAGCTCGACAAGAGAACTGATTATCCGTTTGATGGAATAGTTAAGGGCTTCAGAAAGATTAAGGAATCATCCGAACTTGCAAAAAGAGCAATCGAAGAGACCAATGAAGAAAAGAAAAAGCTTCTTCAAAGTCAATCTGAAGCAGAGTATGGTAAAGGTGTTTCTTATCTTAAAGATGGAGCACTTGAGGCTTCTGATGCAGTAGGTTTTCTGGCTGAGCAAGTATCCATATTGGCGGAAGCAACAGGAGACGCGAAGTTCAAAGAGTTCTCCGACCAGTTCAGTGCATTTTCGCAGAATTTGCAGGCGGCAGGGCAAGGTGCTCAAAGTGGCGGTTGGATAGGAGCTATTGTAGGAGGCGCATCTAACATGATAACTCAAACAGTAGCTTCAATGGCCCAGCTGCAATCAGAAGCTTATGAATATGAACAGAACAGGATAGATTTCCTGCGTGAGATTGAAAAAATCTCTCTTTCTCTTAAAGATGAAGACTACGATTCGATTTTTGGAACATCCAGTATAGAAAAGGCAAGAGACGCTTATGATCTCGCTCGGGAAGCTCTCGAGAAGTATAATGAAGAACTTCAAAGAACTTCTGCATTGGAACTTGAAGAAGAGTATAAAAATCTTGGTGCAGCCATATTTGCCCCAATTTTCGGTTCTTTCGGATTTGGGAAAAGAATAAGCGAGGAAACTAAAGCACTAATGGCGGCTTATGAGAAGGGTTATACCGACTTACAAGCAATGGCCGTCAAGACGAAAGACCGGTCGGGCTGGGCAAACTTTTGGGGAAAGAAGGACGAGTACACGGCACTAAAAGATCTTGCCCCGGAGCTTTGGAACGAAGATGGAACATTTAACGTAGAAGCCGCGCAGGCTTTCCTTGATACGAACACTCAGATTTCTGATGAACAGCGGAAGCAAATACAAAATGTGATTGATCTGAAAAATGCTTATGACGAGAACATAGCAATCATAGACGAACTGCTCGCCTCCACCTTCGGAAGCCTGGGCTCGGACATCACGGATATCATTTTCGATTCAGTCAGAAATGGTACTGACGCTTGGGAACAATTCCGTGAGGTTGGTTCGGAAATTATAGACGAGCTAGGCAGGCAGATGATTCAGGAATTGTACGTGCAGACCTATCTTGAGACATTCAAAGAGCGTATGCGTGCCGCGTACGGGCTGGATTCCGTTGAGGACACGCAAAAGGAGTTGGCCAACATAATGAACGACATATATAACGGGCTGGAAGGTGTACTCGATGGCGCCTCGTCGGCAGCGGAAGAGTGGGACAAATGGGCTAAGGATCATGGGTTCACTCCTGGAGAAGAGGACACAGAATCATCATCACAAACTGCTACGAGAAAAGGGTTTACAACAATGTCTCAAGATACAGCAGACGAGCTGAATGGAAGGTTTACAGCTTTATACGAATCCAATCTAAGATTAGAAACAATAGGGCAGCAACAAGCCATAGCAATTACAGAGCTACGGGGCCCCATAAGTTCCCTGACAGCTCAGGCATCGGGCATGTACAACATAGCCGACGAAACGCGTACCATACTGGCCAATTCATATCTGGAATTACAGCAAATTAGAGAGAATACAGGCGAAATCGTCAAACCAATCAAACAGATGCAAGCCGACATCGCCGAAGTGAAACGTAACACATCAAGATTATGACAGGAGATTTAATCATTAACGGAAAAGATGCTTTCTCTACTTGGGGAGTCCGCATGGGAGATGGCTTTCTCGATGCTATCGACGGATTCAACCAAATGAAAGACTACATTGAGAACGAAAGCAGACTGGAACATGGGAAACGGGTTATCACAGATAATGTAAAAGTGGACTCACGAGAAATCACCCTCCAATTTACCATTGAAGGAAACTCAGAGAGCGACTACCGGACAAAGAAAAAAGCATTTCAGACTGAACTGGAGAAAGGTCCTGTGAACATCAAAGTCCCAGCTCTTGGAAGTGAGGTTTATAAGCTAGTTTACCTTGGGAAAAGCATTTCTTATGGTATAAGTTTAGATAGATGTTTTGGTAAGGTATCGAGTAAATTCGAGGAGCCAAATCCTACTGAAAGAAGCGAATAACAAACCTTTTCCCTATTGTTTCAAATGGGAGCCCTGATTATTCGGGCTTCCATTTTCTATTTCTGAACTTTGGGGATATGATTGAAATCAAAGACATATCCGGCCAAGTAAGATTTTCGACCCCTATCAACAAAGGGGCCAAGGGAAAGTTTACATTGATGAAAGAGGACTACATTATCCTTCCTTTCTCGGTACCCTCTCCCATCCCGTTCAAACTGGGCGATTACGTGGATTTGGCCGGAGTATTGGACGACTCTCTGGGTGGCAAGCTGGCAAAAATCTATGAGATTGTTGACCTTCAAAAGCCTACCTACAACACCTCAACCGGAGGATATGACTACGAATTAAGACTGGATGCCTACTACTGGAAGTGGAAGAACAAGATATTTAAGTACACACCAGAACAAGCCGGTAGTGAAGCGTCATGGTCGCTTACTGCAGCCCTTGACGTGCAGTTAGGCGTATTCCTCCGGAACCTGAAAGCACTTGGATATACCTACCGAGGAACAGACTTCACATTCAGCATAGACGATACCGTAGAAAACAAGGCCGTAGCGATGACCTACGACAACATGAACCTGTTGGATGCCCTGTTTTCTATGGCGGGTGAGGATAAGTGGAACTGCGATTGCTGGATAACGGACAACGTGATTCATTTTGGGCGAAATGAGTTCGGAGATGCCGTTAAAATCGAGCGTGGTGTCGAAGCGTCGGCCATCACCCGCAGCGAAAGCCAAGGCACTTATGCCACCCGTATCTATGCGTTCGGCTCTACCAAGAACATACCCACCAACTACCGTCCTACTGATGAACAGGCAGTAATCAATGGCGTGGTCCAGAAACGCCTGATGCTTCCTGCCGACACTCCATACATCGACGCATACGAAGGGATGTCGCAAGAAGAGGCCATCGAGGACGTTGTAGTGTTCGATGATGTCTATCCCCGACGGATAGGAACCCTTTCCGATGTCCACACCCGCACTGAAGAAGTGGAGAACGAAGATGGAACAAAAGAAACCGTCACATACTACCGCTACAAGGACACAGGTCTGGAGTTCAAGGAAGAGTATATCATCGAAGGACAAGAGCTGAAAATCAGATTCCAGTCCGGAAAGTTGAATGGAATGGAGTTCGGCGTCATATTCAATCCGACTCCAAAGGATGAAACCCGTGGAGAGCAGCTATGGGAGATTGTTCGAAATGTAAACTATGGTCGCCCGTTGCCGGACGATATGATGTACCCTGCCGACGGAGACGAATATATCCTTTCCGGTTTCGACATACAACTCGTGTCAGACCAGTATATCCCTGCAGCCGAGCAAGAACTGAAGGAGAAGGCGCAGAAATACGCCGACAAGGTGAAGAAGGACGACGGAACCTACCCTACTACCCTCAGCAGTTCATGGGTGAAAGAGGACTTGATTTCCCGCACGTTCGAGTTCGGCCAACGTATCAATCTGGTTGACGATACCTACTTTGAAAACGGGCGCATCTCCCGTGTCTTGGGCTGGGAAATGAACTTGGATATTCCTTGGGACAGCCCAGTCTATACAATCGGGGAAAGTATGCCCTACTCACGTATCGGTGAAATTGAAAGTGATATTGAGTCATTAACTTACAAGGGGCAAACATACTTTGGGAAAGGCGGAGTATATCTTATCAAAGTAAACGATTCAACTGCTCCAAGTGATAGTAATGCGTTTTCCGCGTTACGGGCGTTAAGGATGTTTCTTCGCAAAGACCAGCCCGACGGAACCAAATTCCAACTCACCATCGGCGAGTTCATCGACTCGATGATCGCCGGGAAAGGCATTGGACTATTTCCTGACGGACGTATGCAGGCGGACAGAGTGGAGGTCAGAGGGTCAATGACCGTCAAGGAGCTGCTCTTCAACCGGTGGTTTGCCCAAGAAGGCAATGTTGTGTTCTCCGAAGCGGGTACCATCGAACGTATCGAGAAACTTGATGACGGTACTTGGGATCTGTATCTGCGTCGGCGATGGGAAGAAGACATCACGGCATTTGCCGAAAACGATGTGTCCTATGGCTCCATCAATTCGCTGCTGTCAGACGGTGCCTATTACGACAGCTGGTTCCGCGTGCTGAATGTCATGCAGGCAGAGAACAAGTTGAATGTGGTGCTGTATCCAGACGACGAAGTTCCTGGGGGCAAGAATTACGAGCCAGCTGTCGGCATGACCATCACACGACGAGGCAATCCGGTGAATGAAGAGCGACAGGGCTTCTGGTACATATCCAGCTACGAGTTCTGCATCTGTTACCTTGATGGAGTGACGAAACCGATACTTGAGGAATCGAACTATGGCATCATCATCGGTCGTCTGAAAAGGCTGGAGCTGTTCACGAACCTTCCCATCAACTACTTGCACAGCTACGTGTATTGCCGTGGTATTGTCGTACAAGACATTCTTCGCGTCGACTACAAGGGTGTCATCCCGCAACAGGCCAACGACCGTGGCGAATGGAGTACCGAGGTGGCCGCTTCCGATGAACCCTATCAGGCGGCTCATGTCGTAGATACAGGAAGCGGACAGGTGAACCTGTATGATGCGGTCTGGCACTATGGCTGCAAGTGGATGTGTCTGGTTACCGGTACCACCGATGAGCCCAGATATGGATGCGTAGGCTGGGCAATGATTGAAGGCAATCCGGCCTTCACCATCGAGATAGACAGCAGCAACGGCTGGTACTTCGACTACGAGGCCATATCAGTGACCGACGAAGCGGGTCAGCCGGTCGTGTTCACAACCCTGCAGGTGGTCGGTACTCTGTACAATCAGGACGTGACCGCCGACATACTTGATGCAGATGTGAGCTGGACGCGCGACACGGGCGATGTAGCCGAAGACAACGCCTGGGCGGTGAAGCGGGCGGATGCCGGCAAGCAGCTGACGCTGACGCTCGACGACCTGGGCACCAACTACCAAAGCCGGACAAGCTGTAAGTTCAAGGCCACTGCCTTGCTGCGTGACGGCAAACAAGTGGAGATAGCAGAAAATTATGTGACATTCTAACTGATACAATATGGACTTAGCAAAAAAACAACGGAAAATCGAGGTGAACTACAAGCCACTGAAGACCTCCGCCAGCATGGGAGTGGTCGGCAGCGTGGCCGACCGGCAGTTCTACAACGCCGTCACAGGAGAGTTCGCCCCCGACTATACGCTGACGCCATTGACACTCTTCCCGAGGTGTACGGCGACCGACCCGGACAATTACACCAAGTCAGGTACCATCAATTCGGCACTGACGAACATCCGATGGTACGAGAACCTGCGCGGTACCCGAAAGGAAATAACCAGTGGAAACACGGACTACACCATCGTCACCAGCGGCGACAACAAGGGGCAGATATCGGTCAAGAAGAACTCTTCGGTACTGACACCTATCACGCTGGAGTTCTCGGCCGATTACGAAGACACACGGACAAAGCAGGTATTCCAGTTTAATCTGACGGCTGTCATCATCGTGTCCGACGCAACCGACGCGCAGCCTGTGCTGACAATCGACTCAGCGGCGACCGTGGACTGGAATCCTGTCCGCGACGTTCTCCAGCAGACCATAACCGCCAAGCTGATGGCCGGAGACACCGATGTAACAACCAAGACCGGTGCCACCTTTTTCTGGTATAGGAAGCTCGACAACGGCAATCTTGAGCAGATTGTTGACGGCAACGGTGACAACGACTGGGAAGTGGTCTCGGTGAACAAGAATGTGCTGGTCATTGACCGCGACTTCATCGGAGAGCTGCAAACCTATGTGTGTCGGGCACATTACAACACTGGAGGAACACAAGCATCTGCTCCGGTGTCAGCAGACCCCACGGTAACAACCACCATCCGGCGCCGCATACCCAAAGTGGAATGTGACTGGAAGGGTGTCACCTGCGGAGTACCTGGCGGAACGATGTATATCCTGCCCATCGGTTTCATCCGTGACAGCATGGGCGTGATCCCCAACCCGGAAGAGTGGTTCAAGTTCGTGTGGTACACCAAAGCGGCCGGAGCGGCATCGTTCACCCGTGCGGCCATCGGCATCCAGCCGAAGGTGCCATTCGCCGACGGCATGATGCTTGAGCTTCGTGTCGAGGACAAAGGGCCGCAGGCACTGGTGGTGGATGACGATGACACGAATGTATTTATCACGCTGGACGACGATACACCGCTCTACCAGCGTATGTACGAAGAGACTTATTAATCTAAGAAAGGAGGCAATAATGGCATTCTATGTAAAAGTGACAAAAGAAGTGGCCGATTATCTCGGTGTGACAGATATCCGCAACAAAACGGCGGACGGGAATGTGCTGCTGTGGCAGGCGGATCTGAACCGCATACCGGGCGAAACTATTTTTGAGCGTGCTCAATCAGTCGGAGGTGTATGCCTGCAGCCTATACAGGCGAAGGCTGAAATTGACGGTACCGACACACCGGCAGAAGTCTATACGCCGGATCAGTACAAACCTGCAGCAGAGCAGTTACCTGCCGGTGAAGAAGAGGAAGGAGGTGCCGTATGAGTCTGGCAACCGCAGTCGGTCAGGTCATCTTCTCACAAAAGTCAGGCGTGTACATGCCGGCCATCATGTGCAATAAAGGTGACCTGTATCAGGAATACAATGGAGACAGCAGTAATCCGGTAGATATCTCGCCGGACTTCACGACCCTTCAGCCGGTTCTTTCATTCGTACTAACCTCGAGCCGTGTGGCCGAAGGGCTGGTGGTGCCCTCGTCGATGAAGTGGTATTTCAACGATACGGAGCTGACGTTTGGAAGCAACAAGATATCGACGAACAGCTTCAGCGGAGAGACCGGTCACTTCGAGTTCATCAACTATCAGGCAGGCGTGCAGAACTACTATGCGCTGCGCATCAAGAAGAACCTGGTCAAGGCAGCCGGAGCAGCTCCCTGTACCATCAAGGGAGAGGCGACCGTGGCTGTCGGCAACACGTCAGACAAGATACAGTACGTGTACACCATCCCCATCACCTACGGTGTTGGCAACTCCAAGCGGGTGACCATCATGTCGGGTGACAACAAATATTTCACCCTGACAACGCAGGGCGACAGCTGCAAGTTGAAGGCGGTGGCCCGTGTCGGTTCGGATGAAATCACTTCCGGCTTGACATACAAATGGTACAAGTTGTCCAACGGTGCCTGGAGCGTTATCAGTGGACAGACCGGGCAGACATTGACGGTCACAACAGACATGGTAGACACTTCGGGTCAGTTCAAGGCCGAAGTCTATCAGAGCGGAGTGATGATCGGCATGGACGTGCAGACAGTGATGGATGTGTCCGACCCGCTGGACATCATTCTCAACCCGGTACCGGAGGATGAAACCATACGTAATGAAGAGGACACAGTGGTTTATACGCCAACCCTTGTCAAGCGTGGCAGCACAACGAAGTACAAGGACATGCGCTTCTACTTCACATTCATGGACTCGGCCGGTGTGGTGCTCAACCCATCCACAGCCAACACGGCTGCAGCCAGCGGTACCTGTACGTATGAAATGTGCGATCAGGCGGGCGGTAATGTATCAGTTGTTATCACGACGGAGGAATGACGATGACACTGGCGATAAGAACATCAGAAGTAAGGTTCGTAAAGAGAGGAGATAAGGGTGCCAAATTACGTATGCGTGATTGGGCAGACAATGTGTCCTATCTGTGCGGAGATCAAGGTGAAGACTTCTACGACGTTGTAATTTACAACACAAAGTTGTATCTGTGTCTTAAGTCGCACACATCTTCCACTGCAAATAATCCGCAGACATCTGTAGCCAACAACCTTGGTTTCTGGGCTCTGGCGACTGATTGGCAATTCGTTGCGACAAAGTTGCTGCTTGCAGAGAAAATTACTGCAGATCAAATTGACGCAAATAACCTGGTTGCAAAAGGTGTAGATATAACCGGAAAAATTACGGCTACATCTGGTAAGATAGGAGGATGGGAAATAAGTGGAAACAATCTGGCCTGTAGCGGTTATGACACACAACTAAGAGTCGAAGCTAGTGGAACGAGGTTCTTACGCATCAACTACTCACCAACAAGTATGCTTTACCTCCGGGCAGAGAACAGTACTGGAATACAGATATCGACATACGGTGATGACACTACGAACGGGATATATGTACTCTGTAACGCAGCTGGTAAAGGATATGCAATTCGAAGCTATGGGAATGTTTTGATGACAGCAAGGTCTGGAGAGCTAGTCAAAACTGTAGGTCATGCTGTTAACATGAGATATGTCAGTGCTGCAACTACTTTAACCACGGAAGATGATTTGCTTGTGTATACGAATTCTTCAGATATTAACGTAAGTGTGCCTAGTGGTAACAAATACGCAGGCAAGATCTTATACATGAAGAAAATAGGAGCTGGAGCTGTGACATTGACAGGTGCATATTTCAAATCTCAAGACAGTCAAACAGGCACATCATATAGAATTTCTAATTCTGCTCCAAGAATTTTCATCTACGATGGAAGCTACTGGAATGAATTTTATTGTGGTAATTGAAAAATAATAGAACTATGAGAATTAACTTTAAAGAAATGAACATAAAACTAACCTTTGAAGGTGAGCCGGTTGTTATGGATGTACGCCACATGGTAGGCAATGTTATACACCAGAATACTGCGGATCTTGGTATGGATGAGCTGGCACGAAAAATCTATTTCAGTGACGGAGAGGTAGAGGTTCCTGAAGAACTCATACCTGAACTACTCCGTATTTCTGCTTCTTGTTTCAACGTTCCTCTGCAGCAGGCAATCAAGGACCAATTATAGTAACAAATTAAAATTTAGAATTATGATACAAAAGAAAAAATTCAGCGACGCCATTGCGGCTAATATATCAGTTGTGGGAGGACTATTACCAAATGTAAGTTTATCAAAAAACGGTTTATATCCCAGTGAAAAGTTTCAATTCATACCTACCAAATATAGCATTGATGCAGGAAAAGCCCTTAAAATTATTAACCATAATGCTATGGGCAAATGGAGTTCGGATTTTATTGAGATCAATTGTGGGAGAGGTAATGGGACCTTAGTTGGGAAAGTTTTAATTACTATATCTTCGAATAATGATACGATTAAAGGTATATCTGCCATAAAAGTAGGTAATACAGAAGACCTGGAAGTATATAAAGATGGTGAATATGTATATGTAAAAAACACATATATGTATAATGTCAACGTGACTATACAAGCAACAGATGTGTACCACATTGAGGCAGATGGCAATATAGACCTACCATCTGATGCTGTTAAAGTAGAATATGTGTAAATATTCAGCCCAGACATTTCGTGACAAACAATGTTATGTTTTGTCCGGGTGGGAG